TTACACAACTAGACTATGTACTAGGTCCTACTGGATTTACAGGTTACACAGGTTATACAGGTTATACAGGTTACACAGGTTACACAGGTTACACAGGTTACACAGGTTACACAGGTTACACAGGTTATACAGGTTACACAGGTTACACAGGTTACACAGGTTACACAGGTTACACAGGTTACACAGGTTACACAGGTTACACAGGCCCTCCAGGAACTTTAGGACCACTACCTTCAAGATCATATTATTTATCAAATCAGATTGATGTAAATCAAAATTCACTAATAGAATTAAAATATAATATGTTAAATCCTTGTACATCAACAGGAATACCTTCATTTATATATGATATTACTTCAGGAACATTGATCAATCCAACAAATTTTATATTATCTGTTCTTATTGAAGGAGTTTTTATTACTAATGAACATAATGTAGTTCCGAATATTTATATACAAAATAGTTCAAATCCTATTATAGATCCTCATTCATCATTTATTTATAATACTGAATCATTTAGTGGTGTATTTACAATGTATCCTTGTGATATAATTAGAATTGGTTATAAACAAACAGAACAAAATTTAGTAAATTTACTACCAGGAGAATATAATACACGTATTAGTTTTACTCAATTGGAATATGTTTTGGGACCAAGAGGACCTACAGGACCTATAGGTTACACAGGTTACACAGGTTACACAGGTTACACAGGTTACACAGGTTACACAGGCCCTCCAGGAACTTTAGGACCACTACCTTCAAGATCATATTATTTATCAAATCAGATTGATGTAAATCAAAATTCACTAATAGAATTAAAATATAATATGTTAAATCCTTGTACATCAACAGGAATACCTTCATTTATATATGATATTACTTCAGGAACATTGATCAATCCAACAAATTTTATATTATCTGTTCTTATTGAAGGAGTTTTTATTACTAATGAACATAATGTAGTTCCAAATATTTATATACAAAATAGTTCAAATCCTAGTATAGATCCTCATTCATCATTTATTTATAATACTGAATCATTCAGTGGTATATTTACAATGTATCCTTGTGATATAATTAGAATTGGTTATAAACAAACAGTACAAAATTTAGTAAATTTACTACCAGGAGAATATAATACACGTATTAGTTTTACTCAATTGGAATATGTTATGGGACCAAGAGGACCTACAGGACCTACAGGATCAGACTTATATAATGCAAATCCATTATATTGGAAGGAACCAATTCCAACAACAATTATACAAGCAATTGATCGTATTGCTAAAGCAATATATAATATACAAGGAGGAGATAAGATAGAATAATACTATATAGAGATGTCCCATTCAGAAGATTTATTTTCAAAACTTGGTGAAATGGTTCGTGGACTAACAAATACCAAGTATCCAACTACACTACAAAGAAGTAGTGTTGATGGACGTGAATATCGTGTAAGAGATCTCCCGGATAAAAAAGAAGCTGCCAATTTATTAGCAAAACTTCGTCTTAGTTTAGGAAAATTAATGGATGAGCTTGTGGAAAGTTATCCTAGTAAACCTCAAGTACAAAGATTATCACAAAATTTTCGTGCAAATCCTGATCGTTTCTTAGAATCTACTCCTGAAGCTGACCATACATCTTATAGTGTAAATAAAGGTGAATCTGTTCATTTTTGTCTTCGTCAACGTGATGGAACAGAAAATCTTGTACCCCTTGATGTGATGATATTTGTTGCTATTCATGAAATGGCCCATATGATTACAAAAAGTATAGGTCATGATCCTGAATTTTGGAATAATTTTGGTTGGTTACTCAAAGAAGCAGAAGGAAGAGGATTATATAAACCTATGGATTTTAAATCACATCCTGTAGCATATTGTGGTCTTTCAATTACAGACTCACCAAAATATGATGCAAAGAAGGATAAAGAAGGTACAAACTTTAAAATAGGTTCTTTAACATAAATTTAGTACATATTGTGGTAAATGCTATCCATCCTAATTTGATTCTAACAAATTAGGATGGAAAGGACGATTGCGTCTCTTAAAAAAACAGTTCCTTTACAAAGTTTTAATGATGATATGACTATTTCCGTTATAATTCATAAAGATCCTACACAAACATCTCCAAATATGATTACAATTGAAGGGCTTGCTCCTTTTCATACTATAGAAGATTTATCAAGGGCTATTTGGTTAGAAACAAAAGATGAATCATTATATCCAAAGTATAGTTTCTTATGTACAAATGATGAAGATGATTCTACAATTGTTAAACCTGCAATGGGAATATGGTTAGATATAGATCAAAATATAATTCATCTACCTAATCCTAATCAACAAAGTCCCCTACAAGATGCTTTTGTAGATTCAAATAGTGGACAAGCAAAACCAGTACAATTTGAACAACATAATCGTATAACTCTTGAACAAGCTTATAGTTCTATACCTACATTTCATATATATTCATTTTCTTATTTCTTAGCACTATATAATATTCAACAACCTATAAGTGAACAGACATGGAATGGTATACTTCTCCCATATTTTCCAAGTCTTTCTTCTAATGGCCCTCATTCTATGACTGAAGAAGATAGTAAGATATCCAAACAAATAGAAATATATATTGAAGCAAAGAAGTCAACAATTAATATTCTTAATTTACTAGTAGAAAATGTAACACCACCTGAACTAATAACAAAGTCTATAAGTTATCTTTCATTTATTTGGAAAGATAAAGTTGATGGTTTTGAAGGTGTAGATACGTTATTTTATATTGCCCCTGTAAATGAAAAACGTCCGTATATGCGTTTGCTAACGCCAAATAGTGTACCGTTAACAAAACTATATCAACAGGATCCACATGATCTACCGTTTATAAAAGATATTACTTTATTAAAAACATGGATACAAGACCGTTCTCCTGACTCAGCCCAAAATTGTTTATTTACAAAGATACTTTTACATAATGCAACACCACCATTATATGCAACACAAATGTTATTTGATGATGGTGATGCACAATTCATTCTTCAACCACCCAAGAGTATTCGTAGCATTGATGTTAACAGTGAATTAGCAAATCTTAGTGAAACATTAGCAGAAATATCTGTGGATATGCCATATTCTATGGATAAGATTGAAATAGGTAAAGCAAATCTAACAGTAGACTTAGAACTAGATCATAGACCTTCAAAAAATTTACCAAAACTCATTGAAGGACGTTTAGAATCATTATCAACAATATTTCAAAATATCAATGTTCCTGAAGGACAAAATAAACCTTTATTTATGTTACGTTATAAGGCTGTAAGTAACTTTGTAAAGGAAGATAGTATATCCGAATATTTAACCTATTATATGAATCGTGGTAAGTTTAATCAAGAAGATATACAAGAAAAATTTGTTCCTGAAGTAGCAAAACAATTTGAAATCTCACAAGACCAAGCACGTAGATATATTATTCAATACATTGAACGTAGAAATGAAATTGTAGTAGCCGATCCTGAAAAAAATGAATTTATTCCATTAGTAAATACGGGTACAGATATTGCAATCTATTCACAAGGAAGTACATTTTCATTTAGTATTTATAATCTAAAATCAATTAACGACTTTCACCGTATTACTACAATATTAAGTGCTATTTTTATGGTTGATGAACTAACATGGAAAGAACTTACTGATAGCCAACCTGAATCATCACCAGAAGAAGCTGAAAATGTGATTTCTGGTGAACCAATTGAAGGTGAAGGTGAAGCAATAAATTTCTTCGAAGGTGAAGAAGATGATATTGAAGAGCAACCAAAACAATCTAACCAGAAACAACCAAAACCACTACAAGTAGATATTGATGAACCAAAAGAAAAGATTGTAGCCTATCAATGGTTTATTAAACGTCTTCAAGAATTAGATAATACACTATTTGCCTTCAAAAGTACTACTGGTGTTAAAAATTATACTTCACAATGCGCGGCAAATGAAGATAGACATCCATCAGTACTTACTGAAACACAATATTTAAAAATGAGAAAAATATATGAAACTGCAGAAGCAGAAGGAAAGGTTGGTTTTATACTATATGGTGTTCCAAATACAGAAGAAACAATCAAGGAAGCAAAAGGTAAACATGAACAAATTACAGTTCTATGTTATAGTTCTGAACCTGAGAAAAAACTAAATTACTATCTCTGTTCAGAATATTATTGTTTACGTGACTTATTGCCAGTTTTAAAAGAAGACTGGGAAAGTAAAATCGATTATAATAATGATCCAAAAGAATCTGAATCATGTCCATTTTGTCATGGAACACTAATTACAGACCGTAAAAATCCTAAAGAAAATGAATATGTAATCCAAAGAATATTAAAACCAAAAAGTACTACAAAACGCCATTTATTTATTGGATTTTTAGGAAAACAACACCCTGCTGGCTTTCATTTACCATGCTGTTTTGTAAAAAATGAAACCATTCTTTGGAGCGATGAACGATTAAAATCAATGCGTGATGCAAGAAAAACACGACAAGTACAAACACTAGATTCTGAAGCCGATAGAAATGAACAACAAGATGAAAGTATTCAAGAAAATCTTCAATCACGTACACAACAAATTATAAACTATGATCTTATACGCTATCGTATTAATCGTGAATATGTTCTTAGTTCTGAAAAATATCCTTTAGAACCTGGAAATATTGGATTATTAAATCTATCCTTAGATAGTTACTTTGGTCAAAATTCTGAATTACTTGTTCATAGACCTACTATAAAACAAGAATTTAAATCTACAACGCGTGGTATGTTTCGTATTGGAGTACTCAATAGAACAGTATTATTAAATAATAGTTTATTTGCAGCTCTTGCACCTTTGCTAGGAAAGAATACTGTAGAAGAAGTTATACGACATTTTACTGAATTAATTATACCTCGTATTTTTATTAACTTAAATTTTGGAAATCTTTTATTAGAATTCTTTGATCCAACTGATAAAGAACCTGATAGAACTAGACTTGCGAATTGGGTACGCACCCACTTACAGATTTATAAACAGGGATCAGAGTTTGAACTAAGTCGTTTTTATAGAAGCTATCATAGATTCAAAGCATATATTAAAGATCCTAAACAAAAGAAACAGTTACGTCACTTTATTCATGCTCTTGCAGAACCAAATGTACTAGTTCCTAATGGTCTTACATTAATCACACTTGAATATAAAGGAGATCCTCGTGAAAAAAATACACCAATTGATGTAAAGTGTCCATCACTAGGATATAATACAGAACGTTATGGTTCAAATATGGTTGGATTTTTAACCTATCATTCTTCAGGAATTTGGGAACCTCTTATGTATATTGATAGAATTCAGAAAAAAAATACAGCACCTATTCAACAAGAAGGATACTATATAGTATCTAGTAATCAAATTGTAGCCGAATCATTTCCTTCTCAAATTCGTGAACGTTATAAGGAATTTATAACAGAATGTCGTTCATCCTATCGTGGAGCATTTACATACCAGACTGGAGTTGATAGTAGAACATTATTACCAGTATCACAAGCACTAGAATTATTAGAATCAATACCATCCTACTCATTAGTTGGAATTGTGCGTGATTCATATAATCATCTTGTAGCAATAAGTATTCGTAAAGAAAAAGATATTTCAGAAATTCTTGTACCTGTAGTTGATGATGGAAACTTATTTCATTTTAATACAAGTCTACATATCCACATTGGAATACAAACTATGGATCTTGCTTCTGCTAATACAGTTGAGGAATTTTATACAAATATAATAATGCCTATATTCGTACCAATTAGTAGTATCTATCAAATTGAAGCATTTCTTGCTAATTCAGAAAATCAAGTATTTGCTTATCGTCTAGGAGATACAAAAGGACGAATTAATCTTCCTTGTACAACAAATATAAAAGAGTTACAAACACCTATTGAGATTAATAATAATTTTCAATTTGAATATTTATTAAATCGTGAAATTATTTTTAATGATGGTCGTGAAGATTCTGAGTTTAAAAAATCTCCCTTTTTAATTCAAAAAGAATTATTAGAAAATATTTATGAACATTTTCGTCTATCCTTTAGCAATTGGATTGCTATAGAAAAAAATGCATCTGATCTAAGAGACAAGATACGACAATTAATTGAACGACGTGATATACCTTCTTTTGAAAAAATAAGAAGACTTGAACTAGAACTATCTCCAAAGCTTGCAAATTGGTTTTATCCTGATCCTAATCCGTTTTCACCAGAACCTACCTTTATTCGTAGTGATTGTTATGATATAAAAGATAAAAAGGAACGCTGTAATGGATATTGTACATTTAATAATGGTTCTTGTAAGATCCATATTCCTCAAATGGTGCAAGTTAATGAAAATCTTACAAAGATTGATACCATTAGATACTTATTACTACGTTTATTTGATGAGATTATTCGTATTCCTTCTCGTTCCTATGAATTGTTAAAAAAAGGTGTAAGACGTGTGCAGGTTCCTACCACAAATATTCACATCAAAGATCAATGGATTATTCCTGAAAACGTTCCAGCATGGTATACATTATTACAAGGTTCAATAAAGTCGGTACATGAAGAACCATTATACTATGAAGAATTTAGTCGTCAAGTAGAAGCTGATGAAGAAGTTCCACAAATCCATATTGTAGAACTTCCTGAACCCATAAAGAAGGTTCTTCCTCAACAAAGTATAAGTAAGCTCAGTTTACGTATAGTTGGTTCTCCTGAGGATAGAAGTGGAGCAATCTTACGATATTTTGGAATTCCATCACAAACAAATAATAATAATAAAGATTCTCTTTCAAATCAATTAATTATTCAAATTGTAAAGAAATTAAATAAACCTGTAGTCCAAATTCTAATCAATACAAAACCGATTTCATTTTTTGGAAAGTCAAAATCGTTTGAAACACTAAAGGAATTATGTGTAGTAATTATTCCTGATTTTGAGGAAGGTCCTGCTATATTCGTTACAAATGACACTATGAGCGAATTTATTCCAAGTGAATATATTCAAGGTCAGATATTTAAATCAATTGAAAAAATACGTCGTGTGAAAATTAAAAATCAGGTAGTAGAAACTGTAAAGGAGCAAGGACCAGTACAAGGACCAGTACAAACACCAGTACAAGCACCACGCCTTAGAATTCTACCAATAGGTTCTCAAAAACCACCAGTACAAACACCAGTACAAGCACCACGCCTTAGAATTCTACCAATAGGTTCTCAAAAACCACCAGTACAAACACCTCAAATAACAGAACAAGAGGAAATATCATCTCCTTATGAATCTCCAAAATCAGAACCAGAGCCAGAACCAGTCCCTGAACCAACACTTGTATCTAGACTACTCAGTATGGTAACAAATTCTTCACAACAACCTCCTGAAGCTCCTGCTGAACCACTCCCTGAAAGGCTAATTACACGTAGTTATAAAATAAAACCCTCCTCTAGTCTTCCACAAACATCGGTGCCGAAGTAAGAAGGGGTAAAATCACACTACTCTTAGAATTTTCCTTTAATGCACGTAGACGACAAACTAACATATCCTTAACTTCATCCTCCAATATATTCAGACGATAACGACGATAGTTCTTATTATCTGGGTGAAATATTAATATACATAGTTCACTAATCTTTAATCCATAAAATGTTTCTAAAAACCATTTATATACATTTAATTGTAAAGTATAGTGCCAGTAGTTACAATTTGGTAAGTGTTCTAAAGGAGCATATCCATTTTCAAAATCATTGGATGTCTTAATTTCTTTTGAACGTTTCCAATCATATACTGCATAGGTTCCATCCTTTTTTTTATAAATCATATCGATACTTCCAGCTAACTTATGTTCTTCAGAATATACTTCCCATTCTGTACGAAAAGGCTCTAGTTTATCCTTAAAATCATTCCAATAATTCATAAAATACTTCCATTCTAGTGTTTCCTTTACAGCTGGTTCAATCAAATCCTCTGCACCATTATGATACATTTCAATTGCTAAATGCATAGCTGTACCAGCTTCAGAAGCCTCTTTTCCAGAGGAGGACCATTGTTGTTTGATTTGGTCAGATGTCATTCCGTAATACTTGCTAGTTGTCCACTTCGGCGAAGCCATCATTTTTGTAATTGTCTTATCAGGTTCAAAATGTGGAAAAAATACATGTAGAAATCCAGTACAACTAATCCAACCTTGATAGACTCCATTAATTGTATATCTATGCGTAGGCTCATCAAATTCTATGCATAGATCGCGAGGGTTTCTATTAATAATAGCTAACTGTTGCCACTTTAATGGATTTTTAGGCATTTACAACACGTATTTTATTATTTATTCTCTTATATAGTATTCTTATTATTTCTTTATACTCTTTATATAAGATAAATATATAATCATGCCTTTATATTGGCGGTTCATTTCCAGAATCCATGCATATCTTTAGTGTGCCAGGTGAACTTGTTGCAAGTTGTAGTATAGTCTTACCATATTTATTTTCACCCTTGATACTACCATCAACCTTACGTACACCTCCAAGAGTACTTGTTTCTGAATCTTGATAGAGTAGATACTTTCCTGATTGAACTAGTGCATTAATAATTACACAAAACCACTTATCCTTTTCTAGACGTTGTTGGACTGCACTACGTAGTAATTCATCAAACCTTGCTTGCCATTGTATAGAATCATAACCCAGATTCTTTGTTTTCATTTGTTTATTTGATTCATTATCAACTTCCTTTGTTTCATTTGCTAGGAGTTCATAGTGTTTATCCTTTGTGATTTTCTTAATTGCAATACGTTGACCCAAGTATTTTTGATGAATACTACCGTCAGAACTAAATATATTCTTTGCTAATAAAGGATTTTTAGTTGCATACTTACACTTCATTCCAGCTAGAAAGTGACTTATACTCGGATATACTGTAGGATCTGCAGGATCAGTAGTATCCTTTATTGGGAAAGGTGCATTAGGAGCTAACCACCGTGTTGAGTAGGACTTGTATTTTTCAGGAAGATCTAGTTTCTTATCAAACTCTGGTGAATTTTCCTTAAATTGATAGACTTCATTTGCTGAATATTTGTCTTTTAGTATCATTACTGGAGCTCCTTCAACAGGAGCTACAGGAGCTACAGGAGCCACAGGAGCCACAACTGATTCAACTAACTTTGTGACTGTAACAGGATTTTCAAACTCACTCGCAAGTTTAGCGAATTTTCCCTCAGGTTTATCTGATACCTGCTGTATTTGTTGAACAATTTCCGTATTACCCACACGTTTGAATATATACCAGCGATTTAAGAAACTAAACTGCCTTGCTACTTCACTAGTAATTTTAAATTTGTTATCCTTTACCATGTCATAAGAATCTTTATACATATTAGTACTTTTAGAAAGTCCTAGAGACTTTAGTTCATCACCAGAAACAAGTTCACATCCAATTGTCTTAAGTTTATTTACTAAAAGTTGCCAAGGAACTAGATACTCACGTTGCTTCATTCCAATAGTAATAAACTTTACATCTACTGCTAAACCAAATCCTGACGAATCAATTGGTAAACTATCTTGTTCATATTCTTTTGTAAGTTCCCATAATACTGAACCATCTTCAATTCCAGACTTTGTTTCACTCTTTGCAGTAGATCGTAAGAAGTCAAAGACCGTTTCACCATCAAAATTTGTTCCTACAAAGTATCCACCAACCTTGAGATTATCCGCAATATTTTGTAAGTATCCATTAAACTTATCTTCACTCTCAAAGAAATAGTGTAAGGCATACATACAAACAATTGTATCAACGCCATTTTGTAACTCTCCAGCTCCCTTTTCCTCAACAAGAGCTGGTACAGGTCCTTGAATAGGATAACCAAGTATACTTCGTAACATATTCTTATTTTCTTCATCTATACCAGCACTACCATCTTTTAGACGTTTTGACGAATCTCCAATTATAAAGAACATAGATGGTAGCGTTTCAGATCTTCTATATCTACTTTGTTGTAAGTAACGACTTAGTAAACGTGAATAAGCCCCTTTTTCAGGATTGGTAATACTTTCTCCAGCCAAGTCTACACCAAGAACAAAGGATGCCTTTCCATTAATCCACTTGTTTAAGTCAGAAGCTTCACCAACGGTCATATCAAGTAATTTCTTGGTCTTTTCACCAGCAAATATTGCTCCATATAAAAGGTCCCATTTAATATACTTATTGTGAAAGTCAAGCATAGTTTGCACCCTACTCTTATCTTTCTTATCTACTTGTTTTTCTCTATACTTTGTTTGAATACCACTCGGTACAACCGCCATTTGAGCACGTTCTTCAACTGTCGGTACTTCACTTCCAGTAGTAATCATATGTTTCGTAACAGGATTGTGAATACTTAGCCAAATATCATTTGCTGTTAGACTACTGTTCATTGTCTTGGGAATTATTCCACGAGCATAACGTTCACTCTTTTCCATACGATTTCTCATAGGAATCCAACGCCAGCCAGGTGATCGTGTACCATCATATCGCATTTCCACAATACTCTTGTCACGAATGGGTTCATTAATTTCAGTTTTTACATATTCTTCACCAGTCTGAGGATCTGTTTCCGTTACTAAGTAACATACATTTGCCATCAAGTCAGGATAGTCATTAGGAGTAAATAGTACAGGTCTTGGTTTTCCACCACGTGCTTCACCAAGAGGAAGTTTGTTTAAAATAATAGTTCTAGGATTTTGTTGTTCACGACTGCTAACAAGTAGACGCAGTGTCTTGTAACGTATAACTTCCTGTGTATCAGGATGGAGTCCGCTAGTAATCTTATCTTCTTTTTTGGATTCTAGATCCTTTTCAATCTTTACTAGAAAGTCTACTGAATTTTCATCAGCAGGTTTCCATTTAAATTGTTCAAGAAATCCTTCAGGTCTTGAAGGTAAAGGTAGTGTATTTGGTGTAAGAATTAGACCATCTGTATGATAAATGCGTAGTGAATCATTATTCAATGTTTCCAAGTTAAGTTTAAATATATCACTACCTTTGGCAAAACGAAATGTTTTTAAAGAAAGAACTAGTTCACTTGACTTGATTTGTTTTATAGGTCCACCATTATTTGTCCAATTAGTCATCCATAGCCTCATATCAACATAACGTCCATCATCACCTTGAAAGGGTTTTTGAGAAACATCCTTGTCTTCAAAATGGTAGATATCAAAGAAGAGTAAGTCTTGAATAGCCTTTCCATGTTTATCTTGCGTCACATATTCACCATCCATTAGTACATTTTTACAAGCTTCTTTTACTAAACCAGTCTTATATACATTCATGGACATGTCAATCATAAATAATTCTCCTTTTTTATCTGTAAATCCATGTACACGAAGACCATCAGCCTTATCAGTTACATTGTATCCACTACGAATATTTGGATCACCTGATGACATATCAGCAGTCATGTGGCGAACACCGAGTGTTACAGGAGCAACTCCACGAAATCCTTCAATACCTGTAAGTTCTTTATATTCGTTAAGAACATGTTGTTTTACAGAATTACGTAGTAGTATGCTATTTCCTTGGATTCCACGTAAAATCTCACCAACTCCTTGAATAAATTTTCCATATATAACATCAATTGTAGAATCTTCTTTAAAACCAGTTCTATCTAGTTCAACTTCAATTTCATATACAGGAGTTTCTTGTAAAATCTTGGCATTTTCAAAGAAATTAGTTGTCTTTCCTTGAAAATTGCTTCGTACCATACTTAGATCAAACTTTACTCCATTTCCGTGAAAGGTCCAGCGACGAATAAGACGAAAGAATTTCGAATGTTTTGGCCAAGTCGCAAGTAAGTCTTGGACACGTTTATCATCCTTAGCAAAAGGCATTTCACGACGTGCCTTGATACGAACATCATAGTCTTTTAGATCAATGTTTGACTTGGCTTCATTTTCTTTTGAAATATTTCTATCCTTTGTAATCGCTACATAAGGTTTTCCTGCCATTGTATTGTCATTACAGTACTTTTTTACTTGTCCATCACCCATAAGAGTAAAGCGTGTAGAATCGGGTAGACTCACCGTTAAACGATCTTCCTGAGAAATTTCATGAAATCCTTTTGATTTTAGGCGACGAATGACACGTAGAAAGGTTTCCATATTTACTGTTCCTTTCACACCAAAAGAAGCTTCAAGCTCAACTTCGGGAGAACGTTTCCAGTTTTCTACGAGACTTTTTATATGATTAATATCGGCAGAGAATAATTCCATTCCCTTACCTCTCTATCTAAGTTATTAGCAATAGCTTAGGTAGAATATCTTCCTCAATTTTATATATCTATACTACCATTCTTTAAGAACTTGAACACTTTGTGCCTTTCCTACCTTTCTTTGTAATGTAGCCTTTACAACCTTTGTAGTTGATTCACCAACCTTCGCAGCAGCAACCTTTAATTCATCTATAGTCCCCTCCATTTCAGGCCATTCTACACTAAATCCAAGTGATTCTTGTTTTTGTAGCCATTGATATATACTGTATTCTTCAGAAGGAATATATACTATATGTGCAGAAGAATCAAGGATATAGACAGGAATCTCCTTTGACCATAAACGAACATCTTCAGGATAAAATACAACTGATTTTTTCGTTTCATCAATAATAATCATCTGACATTCACGAAGTGAACAGATTGCACGAAATCCAAGTGGTGTCCACATAGAATGACGTTCTTGTTCAAGTCCAACACCAGCAATACCTTCTGCAGTACGACGCACAGGCCATGCACGCCCTTTTAGTTGAAGTACAGCCTTTTCTTGTAGTGATGTAGTTTCGTCACGAAGTTGACTATAGCGAGCAGTGACAGGACTTGCACTATAGATATCATCTTGTATAACCATAATTGCTGAAAGTGGGGTAGAAGGAGATACAATCATCTTTGTCCACGCATTTGATTCGATAGATTCATCATTTTGCTTTGCTTTTTCAGAACTAGTATAAACAGGTAGACAAGCCATTTTATTCTGATTTTTTCCAATCCATTCTTTCACGGTTGACAGTAAAATTGTTGCCATAACACTTCTTATAAATATCTAAAAAAGTCCTTAGGCTGTTGTTTGTTCAGTACGTAAAGAATCCATTTCTTTGATACGTTCATTTTGATTTGATTCTTGTGTTTTGCAAAGATTTAAAAATGTTTTAATATCTTGAAAGGTTTTTTCAGAAATAGATACCATATCGAAAAAAATCCCATTACTATTCTCACTAAATTCAACATTATTCCGTTTTATAATACGAAGAATTTCATGATATTGTTCTTTTTGAAGATTTTTTAAATCCTCTAGACAAGATTTACGTATTTCATATTCTGATTGAGTAATAGTCGGAGACGAGTCCATATCTAGTTTTATGTAGATTACCATCTATCTATTTTTTACGCTTCTGTGCTTACAGTCGTATTAGTTCCTAGAGGACCTAGTAGAGATTCAGAAGTAGGTCCAGCAACATATCCACTACCACTAGGAAGAACACCAATACTTAGAATAAAGGAATCTTGAATTTGAAATCTAGACTTTTTGATTTCAACAGTAATTTCTTCACCGGGTTCTATTTTTTCAAAGTGTGTGTTTCCAATATGAAGATCTCTAGGGATAAGAACACGTATCGCATCCTTGTAAATAATGTAGAGACCCATCTTATTCTTCTTTTCAACAGTTCCAGTAAGTATAGTTCCACTTACAGGATTGTAGACCTTTGCTTGTAATTGAACATGAAATATAATATTTCCAGTATAGTGTCCATGATCAGTTTGACCAATATTCCTTGAAAGTATTTCAAGAGAATTAGGAACTACAAAACCATGTTGATTACACTTTCCTTCTAGATTTTTACGTAGATTATTTAGAATAATAGAGTCAATAGTTTCTTTACCTAGACGATTCATATCTTTAGGTATCAAGGTAGCCTTTTGTTCAAATACAACTGTATGTTCCATTTCTTACTATTATACTGTATAGAACATTATGTCAATTTTTACGCCTTCTTTTCCTTTTCACCAGTTACTGTCTTTACAGTCTTTGTAGTTTTTTCCTTTTTTGGTTTTACTATAACTGATGATGATACTAAGCCACGATGACCACTATAATATGCTGCTAGTGGGCGAAAAAACCATCGTTTTTTACCAATTTCCACAATATCCATATAACGTAGTAACAAGTCTAAGATTGTGCATCCACGATTTGCATTACTAATTTCTTCAGGTGCAAACTCTATTTTCTTAGCACCAACCTTTTCTAATTCACTTCCTAATCTTACCAAGTTTTTTACGTGCTGTTCTCTTGCAGTTATAATACCACATTCTTGACCACGACCTGGTTTTTTATCATCATCATGTGGCTCGTTTGTTTTGAATACCATGACTCCACGTTTTGGAACAACATAACCATATAAACTTCCAGTTAGTTTTTTCGTTGCCTTACGTTCTTTCACAGGATCTATAATCTTAGAAAAAGCTTGAACAATTCCTGAAGAACATTTTTGACCATCTTCACAAATAAAATATAGTTCATTTGTATTTGGATCTATAAATCTATTTGCCTTTGTAGTACCACTTATAAGATTAATTTCTCTTGCTACAGAAATATATTCGTTTTTGTGCTGAAATTGTATAGTATTAGATAACCACTCATCCCATAAATATTCTAAAACAACTTGTTCAAGTACTTCTTTATTTTGAATTTTTTTTGCAAATAATACTATCATAGCTAATTTTTCCTTGTATGTAATCTGTTTTTGTTTAAAATCAGGTGTATAGGTTTCAATTTGTCGTTCTATTTCAACACCAATTGTTGTTTGTTGACCACTTACAACTTTCTTTACCCAATTAACAAGTTCTGGCCATAATGAAGGATTCATTTCTTCATTCACAGTTTTTTGGAACTCTTTCGTAGAAGGAGTAAATTCATCACGTTTAATAGGAAAATCAAGACTGCGTAATGATATAGGTATAGTTGTATCCTTATATTTATCAGGTTGGAAAATAAAATAACGATTCTTATAAGTAATATACCCTTCTCTTGCTCCTGATTTGACACGAAATAAACGATTATTTATAATTCCCTGAAGGGTCATATCAATGGCAATGCGTGGTGCACCTGTAAGTCGTAATATACTGAGTAACTCGATACCTGAATATACATGTTGTCTTGCAAATAATGTTTGAATGACTTTTTGTAGTCGCGTTTCACGATAACGTACGCTAAATCCAGTATATGTCGAATCATCACTTGTTTCTAAATTTATATTTACAGTAGGTGTACAATCATAAGCACACTCCATCCAATCACAAATCGCTGTATAGGGCATATCGTCAATCTTGATTCCTTTTTTAAATTCTAGAGGATCATCATCTTCACGTTTACGCGGAAGGCCTTGTGAATCAATTTGTATACGACGACCAAGTCCTGTTAAAACTGTTACATTCTTTCGTAGATTACAGTCGATTGCAAATTCCTTTAGTTTACGACTCACTTTTCCAACTAAGATAGCCTTTTTCAAAGCATTTCTATAACAAAATAGGTCAGCTGTTTCCATTTCAAAATTTGGAAGGGTGACTACATGCAGAAAGACTGTTGTATTTCTTTCTTCTTTTTTAGTAATTAATGAATGACTACAGTAACGAATACCACGTCCTATAATCTGCTCGGTCTTATTCAAGTGAAACCATGCATCTAAGATATGAACTTCACGTACAAAACGTAAATCAAGACCTTCTCCAGCAATTTGTGAACCAAGTATAGCCTTTACAATACCACCATCTACATTTTTTGCAGAACGAGCAATATTAATCATTAAAGGATTATTAGGACTGAGTTCTTTATCACCTGTTAAAAGAATATACTGTGCAGGTGTAAATGGATGATTTTTATTAGTATGCTGTACTTCGCGTGAGGAACAAAGAGCACACTGACGTAGACCAGGACTCATTTTAGCATTTGTTAAAAGATTTTTTCCACCATAGCGTGTAAATCCATTTACCTCCATTGCTAGAGCTAGTAATAATGCTCCTGTTGTTACAAAGCGACTATAGACGAAACATACACCATTTGCATGTTTTATAGAACGAAGTATAGTTGCACACTTGGGTGAATAGTTACTGAATTCATCTTCAAATAACCACGTTCTATCCCCTGTAGAAAATGTCCCACCTTTCTGACGTGTAAACACATGTTGAAATCCTTTCAAACCTATATATTCTTCTACAGCTAGGTCATCACCGCTTGGAAAGACACAGTTTCCTGCTTGAAGTAGATTGTCAATAATTGTATATCCAGCTCCTTCTTTTGAACGTTTATTAGTTAGATCACTTAGAATTATTTCAGAAAAAGAATCTTCTGGACACATACTTGCAACAAGAGGTAGATTTGACATACTTTTACGTTCATCTTCAGAAATCTCTTTTTCTGTTTTAGCGAATTGTAAACGAGGATAGATCTCAGATGTAATTCTTTGTATAGCATCGCCTTTTGGATAAAGACGAATAGGGAAGCTATTTGGATTTTCACCACGCATAAAACTAATATATGCATTTGCAATAGGACGTAAAACAAGATCGGCACCTTCAATCAAGTTTCCAGAATCATCCATAATTTGACTTTGTGTTATATCGGCTTTTTTATCATTTCGTAATAGTAAACTGAGTAATAAAACAATTTCCTTTACATTATTAAACATAGGAGTAGCAGTCATAAGTAAGAGTTTCATACCTTCATTAGAATTAATTAACTCATTTAGAAAAGGAGTTAATAATTTTCCAGCCTTTTCCTGTTCTTTTTCATCTTCTGTTCCAGCAGTGTCAATATCTTCAGGATCATCTAATACACTAGGAGATACAGGACCAGTAGAACCTGTATCACGTAAGTTATGAGCTTCATCAATAATCAAAAGACGAAAGTTAAATTCTCTGCGAATAGCTTCAATACGACGAAGACGATTTATTTCCTCATTATTTGTAACAGGGGTCTTATTAATAACAGAACGAATATGATTTCTGAATTGTAGATATCCAAAAAACTCGTAACGTTTTCGTATAGCAGACTTTACACGTCGTTCAATAACTTCTTTATTACGTTCAAATTCACCACCAATAATACGTAGATATGTAGTTCCAGTACATCCTTGTATTTGATTCGGTTGATCACCACTTCTAATTACAAGTTTTTCAATATCAAAGATTGTGCGGTAAAACCCTGCTTGAATTGTTGGAGGTGCCACAATCATAACCTTGCTACGAGGATAGACATCCAAGTATGCTTCAGCAGTTTGAATTGCCGCACATGTCTTACCAACACCTACTCCATGATATAAGAGTGCACTCATATAAGGAGTTCGGGGATGTAAGAAGTTTGCTACAAATCTTTGTACAGGTGTGGCCTCAAAGTCCGGGCCTGATTCACAAGGATTTTCATCTGAAACTAGAGGATGACTCATTGTATCGGCAAATTCACTCTTTTTCAAAAGTCGTGATACAAAGTTAGGATCTTCAACATCAGGATACAAGGTTCCAGCATCCATTAATTCACTAATATCATCATTACTAGGGAATAGTTTACGTTTTTTCATTTCAGCATAGAGTGCATTACGTTTGTTCAAAGGTTCACTCTTCCACGAATTTATAAGTTCTTCGTTGCTCTGAAGTTGAATTGGATTGTTGCTGTTGTTGCTGTTGTTGGATACTATAGACCTTTCTTGTTCCTCGTTGTTTGTTTCCAAAGTATCCGTACTCATGACTCCTATTTTGTACTTCTTCCTTTTCTTTTTCTGATGAATTACACATGAGTATGCTCATAGATGTTATTATAGAAAATGCTCTTTTTAAAATATCATGTTTATTTGTATTTGTTGCTCGGATATGACATTGTGCAGCTTGATAGGAAAACCATTGAATATCCCCAATTTCCTTTATCATAATTTGATTAGAACTATCAAACTTGACAACAACATCAGAATGAATCCATGCTAGATAGTATACATGGCAGTAGTGAATAGCATTATTACCATAAAAAGTTTCACAAATAGGTTGTATATTTTTTATAATTGTAAATTGATGTTCATGTAAACCAGATTCTTCAGTAAATTCGCGAATTGCACATTGTACATCCTTTTCGTGAATATTTCGTCGACCTTTTGGAAATCCCCACTCAGGTGTAGACCAGGTAATTGGTATTATTTTTAGTAGTTCACGTAAACTCACAACTACATCATCAATAACAACTCCAGTTTGTAGTTGTTCAAACTTAAATTTTGCTTGTTCATATTCTTGTTTATATTGATTTGTTTCAAATGTTTCCTTACCCCATAGTCCAATCCATAATTCTTCAAATGTTTTTTCCTCTAATTCATTTCGTTCTTTCTGGGTTGTTCCAGAAATCTGTTCTTTTATATAATTAATATCTGTTAACTTATACTTTCCACGTAGTAATTCAATAAAACCAATACTATCACGACGTTGTATCATTAGTATTTCAATATCATCTGGGTCAAATCCATGTATACTAGTATCATCTTGTAGTAATCTAGTTACTTGATTCCAAGAAGGATTTTTATTACGAAATGCAATAATTCCATAACTATAAATTGGTTCTGTACAATTACGAAAGTGATGATTGGGCTTTCCACAATTTGTACATATTGTTTGTTTCTGACTTCGATATGTTGAATTCTTCATCTTAAAGTATATAGTTCTATTCCTTTACATCAAAGTTCTGTGAGCGTATATATAATTATAACTAACAATCTATTATAAATTAGGATGCCCGGTCGTATTCCACCATCTACGTGGGGACCTTTTTTTTGGCATACAATGCATATCCTAGCTCTTGGATATCCTAATACCCCAACCTATGCCGAAAAACGTGCTGCAAAAGAATTTTTCGAGAGTCTACAACATTTAATTCCTTGCCCCGTATGTCGTCATCATTATACAGATTATTTAAAAGAAAACCCTTTAACACCAAGTCTTGATACTCGCAAGGATTTATTTACATGGACCATCAATCTACACAATACTGTAAATAAACAGCTGGGAAAACCTGAATTTACTGAGATGGAATCTATCAACTTTTACCATACTCTTGGTGAACTTAATCGCAGTCCAATTTGGACCCCTGATGACCTACAAGCTATTCAGTTCAGAGAAGCTCTTAAAATTATTGGAATTATAGTCAGTGGTGGAGCTATCTTAGGTGGACTATACTTTGGATTCTCAATGTATTTTAAACCCAGTAACAAGTAGGAATGATGGTACATCTACCATCCAAAACACGAAAACATAATTATACAAGAAATGTGCAAGATATGCTTCCATACTTGCAAGTTCCTAAAGAAACTACTCAATCTATTAAAAATAAGGTCAAGGAAATCACAGTAAAACCTGTACGTACAAATGATGAAATAAAAGACCGTGAAGGAACCTACTTTGATGATACAGATATGAAAATCTATGATGAAGATATTGATATTTACGGTGAGGAGGATGACCCTAGTACATCAAGACAACAAGGCTCTAAGAAATTACTAGCACGTTTTCGTAAAAATGTCATCTCAAAAGACTTGCTTGAACTTGGTTGGAAAGCATTTTATAAGACTGCAGCCCCTTCAAGAAATCGTGGAGCTGCTGCTGGACCCATTCAACTCAAGAGTGAATACTGGAAAAAACGTAAGCCTACAGAAGTAACAAAATGGAGTGCCAAGTATGTTCAAGATGGAAAAGTAAGTCATATGCGTGTCAATAATAATGTATTTAGCAGTGTTCTTGGATACTTTGAACAAACTCCATTTATGGGTCTTCCTTGCCGTTTAACTTCCTATACACAAAAGTATTTTGAACAATTTCGTCAAGGCATTCCTTTTTTACAACAAGTCAATAATTGTTTCAAAGTACTCTTACCCGAAGAATATAAAAAACAATATGATCGTGCAAAGTCTCAACCCAAGTTTCAAATTGATGATACGGCTTTTAGTAGTGTCACCTTAAATCGCAACTTTCGTACAGCCTTACACAAGGATGATGGAGATTTTAAACAAGGATTTGGAAATCTTACTGTCTTAGAATATGGTCAGTACTCAGGAGGATATACTTGTTTTCCCAGATATAATATTGGCTTCAATGTACGAACAGGTGACTTTCTTGCTATGGATGTTCATGAATGGCATTGTAATACTGAATTAACTGAGTCTCAAATACAAAAAGAATATAATAAAAAACTCCCTGTTATTTATTCCAATAGTTCTTCAACTGGAACGTTAGGTTCTGAAAAACTCTTTACACGAATTAGTTTTGTGTGCTATCTTCGTGAGAAAATTGCAGATTGTAAATTTGGTCCTACACAAGAATACTATAAACGAATCAAGTTTTCTCCATCCAAAGGTTTTAAGATGACAAGAAAAAACAAGACAAGTCTCAAATAGGAAATGTCACAGGTATCAACAACAATGATGCAAAAAGGTGGACTTTGGTTTTCTCAGAAAGATAGTTTTAATCCATATTCTTCTGATCATATTTATACAAGCTATACTATGGAAAATGGTATGAATTCAGGTGTTCTTCAGTATGTATTTTATTTTATTATAGTACTTATCGTGATTATATTTATTCTAGTACTAGTACATTTCACGATAAAACCTATTTTTCGTATAAATCCAGGTGATAAGGGTATAATTCCTCTTCCCGGTTCAAATGATTCAACACTCTTTTGGAAAACACCTGATACTGTTGTACCATTAAGAGAACTAGATACACCTCTTGCTTCTTTAGTAGAGAATTGGAGTTTTATTCTAGATATTCAACTCGATAATCCTACAGCTAATACAAATGCTCCTCGTATACTGTTTTCAAGAGGAGAAACATTATCTCATACAACAAAACCATTTGATAAATCTGATACAATTCTTACAATTAATCCTTCTTTTAATGTATGTGTATTCTTGGATAGAATTACAAATGATTTATATGTTGCTGTACAGACAAAATCTTCTAAAACTAATACACCTAGTATAGAAATAATTAGTGTTCCGAATATACCTGTTGGAAGTGCAATTCGACTTGGTGTATTTATTGGTTCAAGAGTATTAGAAGTATATATAAATGGAAAACTACTAAGTAGTAAGGCGTTTCCAAATTCTTTAATAAAAATAACAGGACCCTTACAACCGGCTCCTGATATAATTATGAATTCAACCGCACGTGTAGCAAACTTACGTGTATGGAATAGACCTATAAGTCCAGCAGAATTTCGTTCATACGGATCTGCTGTAAATTTTGATATAAAACCTATTCAAGATTCATGTGTTGCCTAATACAATCTATCTATACAAACTAGAGTATGAATCTATCTTCTAGTTTGGTGATTCTTTTAATAATTATAGGAATTATAACTTTTATTAGTTCTATTATACTTAAATATCTTCGCCCTTCTTACATACAATCTTTAACCCCGAAATCAGGTAGGTTGGAATCAATAACAAAGATTGGAACTCCAGGACAAGTACGTGATCTATTTTTAGCACCATCAGGTTCTACATTATCTATTTATATTTATTGTAATTCATATGTAAAAACAAAAACACTAGGACAAGATAGTGAACCTATACGAATTTTACAACTAGGAAATTCTCTACAATTACAATTAAATCCAGCAAATAAAAAGATTCCTTCTTCAACAAACCTTGTTGTAAAGACTCAAGGACCTACATCTGATAATGAATATATTCCTATTATGGACTTTCCTCAACAACAATGGGTACATTTATGTATTGTAAGAGAGGGTAGACGATATACTATTTTCTACAATGGACGAGTGGCAGGAAGTAGTCGCACAAAATACTTTCCGACAATTAATTCATCACCATTTATTGTTGGTGATCAACGTCTACAAGGTACCTTTGCCTTTCCTAAACTTGCTCCAATACCTTATAATTTAAATGATATTAAAAATGATTTACAATCATCATCCGATACTCGTCACAAACCCTACTACTTAGAATCAAGCATGAATATATTTGAAAGTTTTAGTTTTACATGCCCCAAAGGTATTTTCTGTTTTAGTACAAAATCACAACCAAACATGAATCCTTTAAAATTATGGAAATCTCCATATGCTTAACAGAGAGGTATGGACGCTTCAAAATCGAGAAGCTCATTATCAATGATAATTTTTGTCATTGTTATTCTTGTAGTTTTATACTATGTATATCGCTTTCTTTATGATCCCGCTGATCTAGTTGGTTCTATTGTAGTACCGCAAATCATTCCGGCATATAGAGATACTTCAATTGATGTAACAACTAAATCTTCCGACAGCAATAAAAATCCTATTCCAGAAATTTATGAAGGTGGTGAATACAGTATAAATACTTGGATATATATAAATGATTATTCTATAAATCGTGGACAAAATAAACACATATTAACTCTTGGAGGAAATACATTTGCAACACTTGTACTTTTCTTAGGAGCTTATAAGAATTCATTAGGTGTACGTGTACAAACAAGAAGTGTAGCAAATTCAAATGGTAGTATTGATTCTACCAATCAAGATAATCTAACTTTCAGTACTGTACAAAGAATGTTTACAACTTTAGAAACTGAATCAAGCTTATTAAATTCAAGTAAACCCTGTGACATACAAAATATTGAACTTCAGAAGTGGGTACAAGTAACAATTGTACTAAATAACAAAACTTGTGATGTCTATCTTGATGGAAAACTAGCTAGAAGTTGTATTTTATCTTCTTTCTTCCGTGTTGACAAAAATAATATGAAACTAAGCATGTGTGGCTACAAAGGATTTGGTGGATTTATAAGTAGCACAAGTGCTTATAACTATTCTCTAAATCCCGAACAAGTGTGGAGACTCTATATGACTGGACCTGGACCTCAGTACTCACTATGGCAGTATATAACTTCTTTATTCGATCCTAAACAAGCCATGACATTTGACTATCCTAAACAGAATATTATTGGTTAGGTTCTTTCTGTGAAGGTAGAGTTACACTCTGTTTACTAAATATACACGAAAACCAAGATTTTTTTTCTAGTATTTGTTCTTTATTTGTAAATTTACACCATTCTATAAAAGTATAACGATTTCCCATAGATAAGTTACAACGAGCACATATAGGAACCAAATTCTCTAAGGATGTGATTCCTCCCTTTGATTCAGGAACATTGTGCCCAGCTTGAAAATTAAACGCATTAATCTTATTTGGACACCATGTTGTCTTACACTTACTAGTAAATAAAGATGGATTATGATATATCCAAAGAGCTTCACGTAAACATTTTGGAATTTTCCTTTTTTTATACTCGATTTCTTCAGGATATGTAATATTCATACTATATATTAATAATGAATTATTTATCCAATTTTATTATTATTGTTTCCGGTTTACTTTTACTATTCCCGAGAATCTAATACATTTATAGAGATAGGAGCAATGAACAATTCTATGAATCAACTCGGACCCATTTCCTATATTACTGGTACAGGTAAAATTGCACAAATTCTACTAGCACTTGTACTTTCTATAGTACTTTATATTGTATTTTTAACAGTAGAGCTATTATATAAAAGTGTTCGTAATGTATCAAGTACACGTGTAGATATACTACCTCTTACAGTAAGTTCTCAAGATAAACCTTATGAATTTGAACAAAATCCTCAGGCAAATAATGCTACGCTATTACCACTATCTGATAACGAACACACTGGTGCTGAATTTACTTATGCATTTTTCTTATGGGTAGATCCTTCTACTTTCAAACAAGAAAATGGTCTACTACATATCATGCATAAGGGTAATGCTGTATACTATCCCTTACTTGGTCCTGGTGTATTTTTACATTCTAATACAAATACACTTCGTGTTTATATGAACTCATCCAAGACTTGGAATAACTATGTAGATGTTGAAAATATTCCTATGAAGAAGTGGGTTCATGTAATTATTATGGCTAGAGATAATGGTGTAGAAGTATATATTAATGGAAATATTATTAAGAAATTGAAAATAGATAATGCAACTCTATACCAAAATTTTGGTAATTTATATTTATTTAGCCAACGTTCTATGGTATTAAATGCGAATTTAATACCTTCTTTAAAAGGAGAAAGTCTTCAAATATTTGGCTCCTATACTGGAAAACTAAGTAGTGTTATTTATTTCACATACGCACTATCTTACACAGAAATTCAATCTCTTATTTCTGAAGGTCCTAGTTCTAGAACTGTCAAAAATTCAGAAGAAAGTCCTCCTTACTTAGAAGATACTTGGTGGGTATCTGATTATAGTCGCTAAGCAAATAGGCGTTAAAACATAAAATCTAACTATCAAGTGCTAAACAGGAGATATGCCCGGTGGAGGATTATTAGCACTTGTTAGTTATGGAACTCAAAATGTTATTTTAAATGGAAATCCTGATTTTACTTATTTTTATAAGGTATTTAAACGTCATTCACATTTTGCTGTTGAAAGTGCTACTATTCCTCTTGATGGACCGAATGAGTTATTTTATGATCAGTCTATTAAGGTACGGGCAAAGATACCACGTATTGCAGACCTAGTTACTGATATGGTATTTGTATTCGATATTCCAGATATTTATAGTAAGTTTGTAACTCCTAGTTCTCAACGAACATCACAGTATGAATTTCAATGGAATCGTTATCTAGGTGCACATATTATTAGTAATATCGGATTTTATGTAGGTGGTACAAAGGTTCAAGAATTTGATAGCGATTATATGATTACTAAAGCTCATGCAGACTATAATTCTGATACAATTCAAAAATGGAGATATATGATTGGTGATACAAATGAATTACATGATCCTGCTAATGGAATCTACTCAGGTGGTCAGGTTAATTCGGTATATCCTACAGTAGTTCCTCAACAAGGTTCAGCACAACAAACTAATCGACCAAGTATTCCAAGACAAACAATATATGTACCACTTCCTTTATGGTTTTCAGAATCATTTTCAAAAGCACTTCCTCTTGTTGGTCTCCAGTACCATGAATGTGAGATTCAAATTACACTACGCCCTATACAAGAATTATATAGTATCTTAGATCCAGCTGGTAATCGTGTTCGTCCAGGATATCATGTTACAAGTCCTCCTAATCTTACACAAAATGGTCTGCCTACCTATTCAAGTGTATATGATGCGAGTGGTACAATTAGTTCTTTCTTAACTGACTTTGGTTTTACTGCACCTTTAAACAATACATGGTTTTTAAATCCACGCTTACAAGCATCTTATATTTATTTAACTGATGCAGAACGAAAAATATTTGCAAGTACTCCGCTTACATACTTGATCAACCAAGTTACCACAATTAATAATCCTAATATATATACACGAACTACAATTGACTTGGAACTAAGTAATCCAATTACACGCATCTTAATTCTTCCAAGACGATCAGATTCATATAACTATAGAAATCAAGTAGCAAATTATACAAACTGGGTAGTAAACACAAAGGCACCTTGGTCAGTAACTCCAAATGCAACAATTCTACAAAACGCCTTATTTAGTAGTGGTTTACTAATACCAAATTCCCAACCACAAATTATTAATTCTCTACGAATTCTCTTAGATGGAAATGAATATCAAGAAGAAAAACCGATTGATTTTTATATAAGAGTTCAACCATTTCGTACAATTATTGGAGCAAATTCACTAGAATCTCGGTATCTACCAATACTGAATTTTAGTTTATCAAGTCCTAATGAACAACCAAGTGGAAGTGTAAATGCTAGTCGTATACGACTATTCCAAATTGACCTAAATCCTTGGGCACTACCTACAAATCCAACCTATGTATATGATATAACAATGTTTGTTGAAAATATAAATTTCTTTATTGTAGAATCAGGTTATGGTGGTGTAAAGTATGCATTATAATAGAATGCATATTTATTCTTTTTTATATAAAGAAGTATAATTTAGTACTTGTGTTTTTTTGTAAAAAACGGAAATTTGTTGATAATTAATAACTTTATATAGATTTTCTGTATAATAATTTACAGTATTTGTAATAAAACCTTGCATGTCCAAGACTCTTTGATGAGTATAGTCAAAAAAGTTTTTATCATTATCCATTTTTTTCCACCAATTATAAAAAGAATGTTCTAAATCCTCTACTAAATATACTCCACCATTTCTCAGTTTATTTTTAAATAAGTATTCAAATGATTGTATTTGTTCATATGGATTGTGTGAGCCATCATCAATAATTAAATCAAATTCAGGAAGGATTTGTAGTAGATTTATATCAGTAGCATTACCAGTAATTTGATGTATACCCTCTCCTAAGTTTTTTGCTAGATGACGTATATCAATTGTATATATAGTAGCATTCTGAAAATATTTCTTTAGTAGTTGTGCACTTCCTCCACCAGCACACCCAATTTCTAGGATCGTTTTTGTAGATTCACGAATCGGAGCAAATACTTCATCATATATATCGAAATAATTATTCCACTTATGTATAGCATTTATTGAACTATCCGATAATAGAATATCTAAAATTTTTGTAGTCATTTATGTATATATAGTTATTATTTATATAAGTTTAAGTAGTTTAAGTATTTTCACGCTTATCTTTTAACTTCACTTCCATGTATCCACTTTTCTTGCTCGGGTTTAACACAGCAAATTCTGGATATGTTTTTACTAACCATCGTGCTGATTCTTCAACACGTTGTTTAGTTCGTTCTTCTTGCATACCACCAGGTTCTTTGTAATATGAACTAATGGGTGCAACCATGTTCATTCGAACTACAGCACCATCAGCCTTGTAATATAAAATACTACGCTGATAGTCTTCTTTATCATCAAGGGTAATCTTGACTTGTTTTCCAGCATTGATAGATCCCCAAAAACTTCCAATAATATATCGTAAGTTAGTACTTATCTTAGGTTTCATGAAAAATCCATTTGCAACTGGATATACACCCCAAAGCCGTGCCTTTGCTTTTTCACACTCGTGAAATCCTTGTTTTATAACACCAATAAGACTACGTAATGGCTTCTCCTTTCGTGGCTTTGTTTCATCATATTCTAAAAATCCTTTAATATCATCGTCAATATTTACTATCGGTGTACCGACGGGATAGTACTCAGAAATAAAGTTACGTATAGCACCCATACCTTGTATACCTACAACAATTTTGCCATACGTTCCAGGAATGAGTGTATTACTATATACTTCCTCCTGTTCTTTATTGGCAACGAAGACAGTTATTTTATCTGAGGGAATACGATAGGCTTTTAGAATAGTCAGAGTTTTATCACGGAGTGTTTCAGGACGTTTATAGGATGGAATCGCTACTTCATACGGAAAATATATTCTTTTTCTTGTTTGATGACGTGTCTTACCCATTATCTACACTATATCTACAAAAAACATTAGACCCTCTACTACAAAAGCGTATCCTATACACTAAGCAATCTTACTAAATACAAATAGAGAGAACCATGCTAGGTCTTGGTTTACTACAATCAAAACAACTAACACCTGATGAATTAAATGCTGTTCGTAAGGCTCGTACAGAGTACCAAGATTATCTAGTTTCTATACAAACAAATTCTAATTCAGATGTTAAAAACAATGTTATAACTCCCGAAACTGGTATATCTATAAATAATCAAATACAATCTGCTTATGATTGGTTAAAAAAGAATCCTAATGCCACAATTAATGAAGTACTCTCAAATAAAGACTCTACAACAACTGAAATACAAAGATTATTAACAACAGATCTACCAAAACGTAAATTTTACAATTCTATTATTGCTCTACCAACTATACTAAATGATTTAGAAGCTAAGAAACAAATTGATAAAAAACAAATACTTGATTTTGAAAATATTATTCATTCAAATACAAAATGGTATGAAAAACACAAAAAAACTGCAACACAAATCGACTTTGATCAAGAAATGTTAAAGTTGAAAACTAATATTTCAAAACATTTTAAAGATGCAAAAATAGTTTCCTATATTCAATCACAATTAGAATTTGCACAACAGCTTTCTAATAGTGCTCTTGAATCAAATTTAAATAAAAAAGATAAAAAAAATCAAAAACTCATAGATCAAACTATAAGTCTACAATCGAATATAAATAATATGTTTTCAACAGCTATAAAAATATTTTTTACTCTTGTAATAATAGTTTTATGTATGTTAAGTGGTAGTTATGCAGCAAATTTAGCAATAGGTCGTGTTCCAGCCTATCGTATCTTATATTTTATATATGGTTGTATTCCACTATTTGTTCCTTTTATACTAGTCTATGCTATATATACACGAATTCGTGATGGACGTATACCATCTTACACAATACTACCTCTAAGTATAGAACCTGCTACTACGCGACTTGGAAGATTTTTATGGAAACCGTTTTATTGGATTCCTGACCAACATGCGATTGATTCTTTTAAGAAGTTTCAAGACTTACTATCTTTACAAGTAGTATAAGGAATTTTAGTTATATAGTATTAGAATAGAATGATATCATCAAGAAAAACCCCATTTGTTTCAGTAATCACACCTACTTATAATCGTGTACAGTTTATTCCACGACTTGTAGCATGTTATAAGTCTCAAAGCTATCCCAAAGAATCTATGGAATGGATTATCTTAGATGATGGGCAAGAACTATGTAAGGAAGTTCTAGAAGAGTATACACATGGGCTTCCTAATATACGTTATATACAACTTGATTATAAACTAAATATTGGAGAAAAACGTAACATGTTAAATCGAGAAGCAAAAGGCGAAATTATTGTGTGTATGGATGATGATGACTACTATCCTCCTGAACGTGTAGACTATGCTGTCAATCAGTTTCTAAGATTTCCTTCTATTCAATTAGCAGGTTCTACAGAGTTATTTATATATTATACAGATACTCGAGAAATTTATAAACTAGGCCCTTATAATAAACAACATGCAACAAATGGAACAATGGCCTATAGAAAAGAATATACAAAGACACATACTTATGATGAAATGGTTACATTTGCAGAGGAAAAAAGTTTTTTAGAAGAATATAAACATCCAATGATTCAACTAGAACCAAAAAAAGTCATGTTAGTCATGAGTCATTCAGATAATACATTTGACAAGGATAGTCTGCGTAAAAGAGAAAGTCAGTTTATTAAGAAAACATCATTAACATTGCGCGATTTTATTAAAGATAGTACTTTACGTAGTCACTTTGAAGTGCTGTAAATAATATGGTGTAAAGAAATACTACTATTATATACTATATTGTATATAGTATGTCAACAAATGATATATTTTCATCAGATACACTAAATACATGGAGTACAGATGTTTTATTAAAAACACTAGATACAGGATTTCGACAAGCTTTAACTGCAAACTCTCCACAAATCCAACAACCTAAGGAAATATTAGTTTCTTTAAAACCGCATCAACGTGCAATGATTCATGCAATGGTGGAGCATGAACGAGCAAGTATGTCAGGAATTGAATATAATAGTACAAAGACGTTTACAAACTATGGAATTCTTGGTGATGATGTGGGTTCAGGAAAGAGTTTAGTTATACTAGGATATCTAGCTCATAGAAAACATATACATATTGCAACAAATCGAAACACTCTATATCCCTATAGTAAGAGTAATATTTTTACTATATGTACAAAGGAATATAATAATTCAGATCAAACATCAACACCTTCTTTAATCATTGTTCCTCATACTATATATAGACAGTGGCAAGACTATTGTAAAAAACAAACAACACTTAATGTATTTTATGCAAAATCTTCAAAAGAAATTATTCTTGGAAATAAGAATTATATACCCCATAATGATATTTCAGGAAGTGTTGTTGAATTTAAAAAGAAGTTTTTATCAAGTGATATTGTCTTGGTAAGTAATACACTATATTCAGAAGTTCAAGAAATTGCTAGAAACTATAATCTAGTATGGAATCGCGTTTTTGTAGATGAAGTAGACTCTATCTACCTTACAAGTGGAAATCCTCAACCTGAAACACCATTTACATGGTTTATTACTGCAACATGGTCAAATTTCCTCTTACATGGTCGTTATATTCGTCCCCTATTACTAGAATATTATATTGCAAATCAAAATAAGTATTCACCTGAACTAGGTGAGTGGTTGAAATCAGAACTAGGTATTTCAAACTATGTTGGATTAAATCATGGACGAATTACCCTTCTTCATTCACGTAGTACAAATTGGCTACGTGATTATTTTTCTGACCATATTTTTCGTGGTATATGTCTTTTATTTAATTCCAAACAATTCTTAAAAGAAAGTCAAAGTATGCCAGGACAAATTGAACAAACTATACTATGTGAACAACCTGCAAGTCATCGTGCAATCTTAGGACTAGTGAATCAAAATATTCAAGGAATGATTCATGCTGGAAATATTGAAGGTGCTCTTATTGAACTCGGTGTACCAGCTGACACACCTATGAACTTAGTACAAGCTGTAACACGTGAACGTGAAAAGGAACTTGACCGTCTAAAAAAGACTTTGGCTTTTAAAGAATCAGTAGACTATGCAACTCCTGCTGCAAAAGAAGGTGCACTAGCGTCACTACGCACTCGTATTCAATCAGTTGAAGAACAACTAAAGGTATTTCGTGAACGTCTAGGTAATACAACATCTGAAGAATGTCCTATATGTTATGAAGATCCTAAGCAAGGTTCAGCAACACTAACTCCTTGTTGCCATCGTATTTTCTGTGGTGGTTGTATATTAAATAGTTTAACTCGTCGTCTAGAATGTCCTATGTGTCGTGCTGGAATTCAAACAAACCAGCTTGTACAACTTGTTGATGAAAATAAAGTTATTAAGAAGAAAAATGAAAAAGAAAAAAATAAACTCTTATCAAAACAGAAACAACTACTAAAAATTTTAAAAGAAAATCCGAATGCACGTGTTCTTGTCTTTAGTCGTTATGAAAATCCGTTTAATAATCTTGAAAAGGACTGTGATAGTGCAGGAATTACCTATCATACCCTACGTGGTAATAAGGATGTAATTGCCAATACTATAAAGTCTTTTGAAGCAGGTGAAAAACGTGTATTATTTCTACCTACTCAGAGTACTGGTGCTGGACTAAACTTGGTAAGTGCTACCCATGTTGTTTTATTACATGCTATGACTCCTGAGGAAGAAAAGCAGGTTATAGGTCGTGCCTATCGTCTTGGCCGTACTCAACCTCTTACAGTACTACGACTACTTCATGAAGGCGAAACAATTATCAATTAATCATTCAATAAAAATCAAACTCTTTATAATTTCTAATACATCAAGAATTAGAAATTATAGACACAAAAAATTATTCCGTCAATGACAGCTTTTTCGTCTTTGCTTCAGAAAACTGACCAGCAACCATGGCTACACAACGAATTGGTACATCATATATATCATGAATGCGACACATTTCTTTCCATGCATTGAATAAGGCACTTTGACGACTGAGTACACGTGTAAATACTAAATCCTTTGCCTCACATGGTTCTTTTTTAGGAGGTCCATGATCAAAGAAGATTTGATTAGTTACTTTTAATTTTAATTGTTGTGTTAATGGTAGAATCTGCCAACATTGATAAAAAAATGCCCAAAAATCAGCCCAATCACTAATGTAGATAATATCAAATATTCGCATATATTCTTTCATAGCATCTTCATATCCTTCTAGACGTTTTGGAGAATTTTCATGAATGACAAGTCCTGCTAAATTAGCTTCATTATTTTCAAGAGCAATTGTCATATATGGATCATATTCATTGAATAAACAATGCCATGCCCATTCTAAACTTGCACTTGTACAATTACTATCTTCAATATGAACTTTTTGGTCAAGCATAGGAAATCCTTGTAAGTGACGGAAAATTACTCGTAGGTCACCACATCCTGCAACTTCATCAGGAAGACTTGATTTTAGTGTATCAAGAATTACACTGGGTTTCGGTGGATCTAATATAATTGTTTTACAAATACGACGAATTTGCTCCATAGGTCGTCCATGTAAGTTATTACAAATTAAAATAAGAGCATGACTATTATCTCCAGATTTCCATTCACGAAGATAACCTAGTAGTTCTTTGAGACCACCATTTTCACCAACACTGAGTCCATCCATTTCATCAAGTAAGACTGTCATACGTTCAGAACTTCCATCACGAATCCATTCTTTTACACCACCATGTTTTAACAAAGGTAGAATTGTCTTACGAAATGCTATTCCTGAACGAGTGTGACTTGCATTGAATTCGCATAAGGTATGTTGTATTTTTTTCATAATACGATGTACAAGGGTTGTCTTACCGATTCCAGGAGGTCCTACAAGTAAAAATGCAGGTGTTGTACGATGAAACATCCATTGATACAGTTGTTCTTCAGCATCTGGTTGAAAGCAATATTCATGTTCCGTCATCTAATACCATTTACATAGGCTAGTTTAGACCCGCAATATATTCTACTTATAAATGGGTTCGGGTGTAGGACAAGAAGAAGATGATGATACATTAGCATTAGGACCTAACACTACTGGAGGAGGAATATACGTACAATGTTCGCCATTTGTAATACCTTCCCATGTTAAACCAGATTGCATAGCAGCATTACATAGTATTCGCATATCCTTAGGATGCATTTTAGGTCTAAATATATAACGAAAATATTTGGCATCATCTGCAGGAGGATTTTCAGGATTATCATCTCTAGCCCAAGGACGTAGTAAGCCTCCACTACGATTTACGCCCAGTAAGTCAACACATGTATCTTTACCATTTCGTTTAAAATATACTAAATAATCGGGACATGTATTTATAATAGGTGGCCAAGTACCAGTATATTGTCCAATTACTGTATTATTTTTAAACCATCTTCTACCGTAAAATACAAATATAAAAATAAATAAGATAAGTGATATTATTCCTGCAATAGAGCGGCTTGATTGAAAGAGTTTCATAGCTACTGTGAGTCCGATTACAATGCAAAGAAATATATAAGCTATAAAATAATAGTTCATCGGGAGCCTTCTATTTAGGGTGATAAGAATCTAGTTTTAGATAAATGAACAATCAAAATAGATATATGTAGGTATTTAATAAACATTCTTTTAATAAAAATTAAAAGAATGTGTTATATATAATTAACTAATTATCCTAAACGCGCAATTGCAGATGTAGCTAGTGTACCAGGACCGGGTAATTCTACATAAAATGTCGCCCAAGGAGACGTTCCAGTAGATAGACCAACAACACCATCTGTTCCACCAGTTACTACAGAGCCGGTAGATAGTAAAAGTTGTACTTTACGGAAAACACGGTTAGCAGAACGAAGAGTCTTTCCTTCATCACGAAGAATCGAACCACTAGGAGGAGATGTAGCAAGACCCATAATTGAGCTAGTTAAAGTGGAAAATGCAGGAGCTACTTCAGTGCCGGTTAGAGTATAGGAACTAGTGAGAGGAGCAAGTGCTACATAGTAACCACCGTTCATCGGAGTTTGCTTTGTATACTTAAGTAGTGATGACATTCTTCTATACTATAGGTTTAGATTTTTTTATAAAACTAAACCTATATTTTTTATTCATACTATGCCGGTAATAAATTATCCTAAACGCGCAATTGCAGATGTAGCTAGTGTACCAGGACCCGGTAGTTCTACATAAAATGTCGCCCAAGGAGATGTTCCAGTAGATAGACCAACAACACCATCTGTTCCACCAGTTACTACAGAGCCGGTAGATAGTAAAAGTTGTACTTTACGGAAAACACGGTTAGCAGAACGAAGAGTCTTTCCTTCATCACGAAGAATCGAACCACTAGGAGGAGATGTAGCAAGACCCATAATTGAGCTAGTTAAAGTGGAAAATGCAGGAGCTACTTCAGTGCCGGTTAGAGTATAGGAACTAGTGAGAGGAGCAAGTGCTACATAGTAACCACCGTTTAACGGTATTTGCTTTGTATACTTAAGTAGTGATGACATTCTTCTATACTCTAGTCATAGAAAATATAAAAAGATTATAATGTTAATCAGAGAGACTGGATGGATAAACGTCCTGACTTTGTATTTCCTACAACAACTGGTACATTTGTAGCTGGACAAAATGGTCGGGTAAATTTATCTGAACGTAGATCAGCTGGTGGTTTTTTGGAAAATCCTTCTAAAAGTGGATTCTCGCATAGAACGAAGGTTGATAGTAATCCAGCCCAGGATTTAATGAGAGGTAATTGGGGTGAAAATATTTTGAGTCAAACATTCTTTGGTCCGGAAAATACTAGAGTAATTCAAAACAATGTACGGAGAGAAGTCTATGAACGCAGTGGTGATAAAAAATGGGTAATAGACGATCAAAGTGCTGATGAACTACAAATTGTTATGAGAAGTATATTTTTACAAAATGCAAAAAACTTAGACTATAATATACCCGGACAAGTAAGTGACTTAAATGATCTTGTTATTGAATGGTGTGTCCCTCGCATTCTAAGTGAAATCGGAATGTATCAATATTACTTAAATGATATAAGTAAGCTTCCTATACCTATTTCTCACCCTGTATCACAGTCTTCAGCAGGAACAAAAAGTCTTCCTTTTAGAAAGTTTATGTAATTATTTATATAATAATAATATCTATCTAATCTTTTGTATAGGTACTCTTATGATTTTTAAAATCACGTACTGCTGGTCCATCAGGAAGTACTGCCTTTGTACATCCAGCTTTATACCATCTTCTTGCAAAATCCCATTCAAACTTAATTGGCCATAAGGCAGGATCTGTTGAGAAATATCCTAGATATTTATAATCAGATACACGATTTATAGAAGGTAGTAATGAGTAATGAGGCCAATTTGACCAAAATTCAGGTTTCATAGTATAAGGACATTCATCTAGATACTTATGTGTATCTTTAGTTGGTAAAATTATACAATAATCTTTCAAACAATGATGTGGTCCATCTAACCAATTGACAGTATTATTAAGTTTTGTAATTTGTAATTGTGTTATATCTGTAGTATCCATAATTCTCATCATTTTGTTAAAACATGGTTTTTCAATATACCATGTTTCTTCCCAATGAATCCAATAACTATAAGGACGTATAGTATCAAGAATTATATTCATAGAAGCTGCTTGACCTTTTTGATTATAAGTTTTCTGAATAACTTCTATAAAAGGATATTTTTGTTGACATATAGTAACCCAATCCATATTTGAATTTGGTGAATATTCATTAACAACTACCCATCTTACAATTCTTGAAAGAGTTTCGGGTGAGTGATATTGAAGTATACTATCGATTCCCTGACAAAATGTAATCCAACGATCTTGTTTAGTAAAGTCAAAAAAGGTTGTACAAGTAAAAATTATATTGGGTTGATAATAGATACTATATATAAGTAAACATGTAAGTATAATAATAATACATACAAGTAGTATTTTCATGTATCCTAACTACTTCTTCTTAATCACAATTTTTTTCTTTTTCGGTGCATCACCTACAGAATTTGTTGCACTGAGAATTGCTAGCATGTGTTTCTCAGTACCTTCCCATGATCCGATAAAGTTATCCAAGTCAAGTTTCCATAGTGAATAGGCCGTTGTAGACTCTAGTTCAACCAATTTCTTCTTGCATTCAAGAACTTCTTCTTCAGCTTCAATAACAGCCTTCTTCTTAATACGATCTACACGCATACGAAGTAGGTATTCATATGCACCTAGCGTATTGGGGGCAGCATTATCTGAACGCGGAGGTAGTTGAAGTTTTTGTAGACCATCTAGTACAACATCATCTTCTTGGTTCATAATCTTCAGCGTTCCATCTACAATTGACTTGATAAACTTATACTTTGCATCAAGTTCCTCCAAGTGATCCTTCAGAGTTGCAATCTGATGCTGACGACGCTTCTCATAAATAGTAATACGTGCAATATAGAATTCTTCAAGAATATCTCCAATTGTATCATACTTTACAATATTCAACCTACTATCGAAACAGCACATATTAGAAGTCTTCCAACTCGTAGTTAGATGAAACCGTTTTTCAAATTCAGCAGGATTTTTCTTGGCCATTGAGTAATAGGAAGGTTCCAAGTATAGGGTAAAGTTCACATCTACGTCATTATACAAGTCTTCAAAGGAACGTAGGACTGGCTTTCCTTCATCTAGTGAATCCTGTCCTTGTCCTTGTACCATTCCATCAAGAAATGCCTTATAATCCTTTGTCCACGTACCAACAGGAAGTTCCGTTACATGTACAGACTTGGTTGCATCCTGCCAAGTGTAGACACCATACGTCAACCATTGTTTGACATCCTTCTTTTCAACCTTACCACGAAATCCAATCCACCAAGGATTTAGTACTTGTCCTTTGAGACTTGCACTGCGTCCTTCTAGACGATCCAAGATTAGACGTACAACATCCTTGGGATTATGAGGAGGAATATCAGTACTAAATCCAGTACCAATACCAACACATCCATTGATTGCAAGTAGAGGAACTACAGGATAGTAGCTCTCAGGTTCAACAATATCACCATCATCTACAAGATTGTTTAGAATAGGAGTATCTTCCTTGCGAAAGATAGTTTCTACAATCGGCTCCATAAATGTATGAATGTAACGAGGAGAAGCAGAATCCTTACCACCCATGAGTCGTGAACCGAACTGTCCAACAGGGCAGAGTAGATTAATGTTATTTGCACCAACAAAGATTTGGGCCATATTTGTAATGGTCTGATTGAGTGAAGCTTCACCGTGATGGTAGGCCGCATGTTCAGAAATATATCCAGCTAGTTGAGCAACACGAATCTCTTGTTTTAGGTTACGCTTGAAACAACCAAAGAGAATCTTGCGTTGCGAAGGCTTGAGTCCATCAAGAATATGAGGTAGGGAACGTACATTGTCGGCATTACTGAAGTGAATAAGTTCATCATTAACAAATGAACTATACTCAACAAATCGTTTTCCATTTTCAGTCTTTGGTTCTACATTCTTCTTTGGATTATAACTGGATAGCCATTTCTTACGATCATCTGCCAGTTTCTTATTAAATGCTAGATTCATATTGCTATCGGTCTTAGTATCCCACTTATACTGAATATCGGATAGATTTTCAAACCACTCACGAGCTTCTGCAGGTGTGCTAGTACCTAGACCTTTGTAATACTTACCCTTGTAACGTCCAGCAACAACTTCACCTACAGACTCCTTCCAAGCTTCTAGTTCGGCATCATTATAGAAACACAGGGTCTCAGAACCACGTGTCATTTTTACAAGCGGAGTCATTAGACAGCATAGGAATCCAAGTTTCATGAGTTCAGGCCATTCAGTGTGAAACAAGTTCATCAAGAGTCCACGAATGTGGAAACCGTCAACATCTTGATCGCTCATAATCATAATACGACCATATCGCATACTTTGTACATTTACATACTTCTTTCCTTGTTCGAGGCCAAGGATCTTTTTGATTGCAGTAAGTTCTTCATTTGTATTGAACTTTTCACGACTAATATCTTTCACGTTTAGCATCTTACCTTTGAGAGGAAATACACCCCACTTTTCACGACCTACTACTTTCAGCCCAGCGATTGCAGAAGTCGCAGCTGAATCTCCTTCAGTTAGGATGAGTGTACACTCACTACTCTTTCCAGTTCCAGCACATAAGGCATCTTCAAGTTTGGGTAGACCGTAGATAGTCCGTTTCTTAGAACCGTCGGTCTTCTTTGCATCCTTGGTAAGCTTTGCATCTAGAATTGCTTGAGCTTCTTCAAGAATGCCGAGCTTTACAAGCTTGTCAATAAGAGTCTGGGAAATACTTACACTACTGCCAAACTTTGCAGCAGGAGTAGTTAGGGTCTCCTTTGTCTGACTATCAAAGGAAGGATTTACAATGGTCGCATTTACAAAGAGCGTAATCGTATCCTTGAGTTGTCCAGGTTTCAAGTCCATCTTCTTCTTCTTTCCAACTTCACAAATATCTGAAAGTACATGGCGTTGTACAGTCTCGACATGCTTACCACCCTTGCGAGTATTAATACCGTTCACAAAGCTTACATGACGATCATCAGGGGTTCCAGCATCATCACTAAATAGACTGCGAGTGAGTACAACTGCAACTTCCCAACGTGGTCCACAGCGTTCATAGGCAAAACTCTTTTCAGATTCAGCTTTGAGGAAGAGCTTGACAAACTTTTCAAAGGTATCCATCTTTACTTCAGAGCCATTCCACGTTACGGTTACTTCCTTTCCAACAAGTGCGGCTAGTTCAATGACACGAGTATGAAATACTGCCTTCATATCATCATGAATGTCTACACCACCAGCACTAGAAATATGCAGGAAGCGTTTCAGATCAGGAATATAGGTAATTTCTACATATCCTTTTGAAGCAGAATCTTTCTTAATAGAAGCTTTTGCACACACACTCATATTCGAAGACCAAGTCTGCTCATAACGAATCTTGTTCTTTGTATCACGAATGCCGACCTTGAACTCCTTGGAGAAGATATTGGCGAGCTTTGCACCATACCCGTTCTTACCACCTACAATCTTCTCTTCACCCTTGTTATAGTTACTACTGGTCAGCAAGTGGCCAAAGATAAGTTCAGGAATATAGCACTTTTCCGTTTCATGCTTTTCAATAGGAATTCCATCACCATCATTCTTGACAATAATAGTAAACTCACCGTCTACTACAGAAGCACTTACATCAATCCGCTTAATCTTTGTACGACCATCCTCTTGACTACGCACAAGAGCATCACGTGCATTTACAACAAGCTCATCAAATGTCTTGTAAAGGCCAGGATTAAACTTTACAACACGATGAATAATCTTAGATGACTCACTATTATAGACCCATCGTGGTTCATCTACTGTTTCTACACTACCAATATAGGTATCAGGGATTTCAAGAATATGCTCACGGTGAGTATGCTTTTTATATACTTCAGCCATTTTCTATATAAGGGAGGGGGTCATTTCCCAAAGTCAATTTTTTACATGTGGGTAAAATAATTGAATGTTATTATCTTAATCACACTAGAATGCATCTTGGATTTATTATGGATGGAAATGGCCGCTGGGCTACTCAGAAAAATATGTTAAGGATAGAAGGGCATAAAAAGGGTGCTGAAGTAGCTAATGAAATTATGATGGAATGTGTAAATTTAAATATTGATTATGCAACATTTTATGCATTTTCATTACAAAATTGGTCAAGAGATAAAAATGAAATTGAACAAATTTTTCATTTAGCTAAGGAATTATTTAATAAAATGAAGTCATGGATTTTAGAAAAAAACGCAAAGGTTCAATGTATAGGAAGTATACAGTATTTACCCGAAGATGTTAAGAAATTAATTCATGAGTTAGAAGAAGATACTAAAGAAGCAAAGGGAACTGTTATTTCTGTATGTATATCGTATGGTGGCAGAGAGGAAATATTAGAAGTATTTAGAAATGTAAAGGTAGATTTAAAAGAAATAACTACAAACCATATTTCTGAATTATTCAGAGTCCCTGATGTAGACTTAATTATACGAACATCTGGTGAATTTAGAATTTCTAACTTTCTTTTATGGCAATCAGCATATGCAGAATATTATTTTACAAATACCTTTTGGCCAGATTTTACAGTGAATGAACTACATCAAGCTCTTGGAAATTTCTCCAAACGGAAACGAAGATTTGGAACACTACCGACTGAAGAAACAGAGGAAAATAAAGAAACTATGTTAATTGAATATCAATATGAATATATTAAACAACTATATTCTGAACATACAAACTATATTGATCTGAAACCAATATATAATCAACTTGTTTTAGAAGGTCATACTATTCCTAAAGCTTCTGCAGATACTAACGAACGAGGTATTGTTCATAAATTTTCTCAAGCTACGGAAGGTGCTACAAAACTTGGTTATATTCTTGATGACATGGTAGATAATCTACCAATAGAAAAACAAAATGAATATTTAAAATTATTATATAGTGATTTTTCAGTTGAAACTTTGGAACTTGTTTGTAGACCTTATTTATTGACATCAAAACCAGAATCAAAATCAAAATCTCTTTTTGATTATTTTATTCAAACAACTCCCAAAGAAAAAGAATTATTTAAAAAAGTATTTGAATGTGAATACTTGCAAAGAACATCTACCGTTCTTCTTGACAAGTTTATATATAGAATTATAGCGACATTTTATTATACGAAGCTAACATTGCATGATAGTTTTATATCAGATGATAAACGACTATTATATACGATTATTGTATGTTTTTGTGATGATTCAATAGATGAAGAAAATGACCTACCTGAACTACATTATTTAAATCCAGAACTATATCCGTTTATATCATCAATTATATATGAAATATGGAATTCTTCAAAAGAATCAATATATAGAAAACGTGCTGTATTTTTAGCAATATCTATCTTATTATATAGAATAGACCCACAACAACAACCTCATCTTCCTAAACAGATTGGTGATTGTTTTCAGTATATTTTAGAATCTTTTAAAGAAACTATCTAACGACTATATTGAGGCATGGTGATTTGTAGTGTAGGATGTTCAAGAGTTGTTCCTACACGCATATTCTGCCAGAAGATTCCAGAATCTTTCTGTGGAGTGATGACTTCAGGAAAGATTTGCCAAGGAAGACCAGCATCAAAGGTAGGATAGGATTTTTGAGTGGACGTACCATTCCAACAATACCAATTTATAACTCCTTCAACTTGCCACAGAAATAATTGTATATCCAACATATTTAATGCAAATCCATCTGTATTTAGTTTCTTAGCAAGTTCAAGGAGACGTAGAGCACCTTTACGTGTTAGTATATATGCATGTAAACAATAAGACGGTATTTTTACAACAAGGACTGAAGGATCATTTAAAATAGGATCATTTTGATTCATCATATTTCCCATGTATAAGATATCAAAGTCTTTGGGTGTAGCATCCCAGAATTTCTGACCAAGTCCTTTTGCTAAATCTGTATGACCAATTGCATCATCTTCAAAGAACGCACGATATTCTACACCATCATCAATCATCTGTTTCCATGCAGCTAAGTGGCTATATGTACAACCCTTGTGTCCTTTTCCAAGTCCAGGATTTACAATAATTTCAAGTTTGTTTAGAGCAGAATCAACATCATCATTAAATCCATCAAATGAATCTACACAATCAATATTTGTAAATCCAATTTGACCTAACTTAGCAGCAGTGTACTCACGACGAAACGCATAACGTTTAAGACCCATAACTACACTCTTTGTTGAGCATATATCAGACCAGAGCTTTGGAAGGTTAGAATCCATTATTAATTTATAACGCACATACTTCTTAAAGTCCTAATTCTCCGAATCAACACGTTTTTCTAACCATTCTACTTTTGCCTAAAGAAAGTAAACAAGACTATTTAGTATGTCTTCCAATTCTCCGAATGCCAATGGCAATCTATTTGAGATTAAGACTATTCAAGCGGCGGCTTTTAGAACACTTATTGAAGCCCTTAAGGAAATTCTAACAGAGGCAAACTTAGAATTTGATAGTACAGGCATTAAAGTAATGGCAATGGATGAAACACATACTGTACTAGTACACCTACGTCTTCATGCGGACAGATTTAATGAATTCTACTGTCCTCAAAAGTTTATTCTAGGAATTAACATGATTTATCTATTCAAACTCATCAAAACTATGGGTAATAATGATTCACTCACCCTCTACCTACCTGCCAAGAATCCGAACAAGCTTGGAATCAAGATGGAAAATGCGGATAAGGCGACAGTAACGAACTACTTTCTCAAAATTTTTGATACGAATGTAGAAGATATTCAAATTCCTTCACTATCATTTACCAGTATTATTCAAATGCCTTCCACAGACTTTCAAAAGATTTGCCGTGATATGAATGGCCTTGGTGATGGTGAAAAGGTAGAAGTAACTTCTAGTAATGGCGATCTAATCTTCAAGTGTCTAGGTGACTTTGCGGAACAAGAAACACTCATTAGTGAAAATACGTCTATGAAGGTTCAACGTACAGCCAAGAATAATGAGATTGTACAAGGAGTCTTTCAACTCAAACACTTGGTACTCTTTACAAAGTGTACGAATCTCTGCCCTGCGATTGAAATCTATCTAAAAAATGACTATCCGCTCATCATTCGTTATACAGTAGCAAATCTTGGTGAAATCAAGCTTGTACTAGCTCCTATAAAGTCCAAGAACTAGATAACTTAAACTAACTAATATTTCATCACGAATACTATAAATTATCTGCTGTCAAGTATGCTTTACTAACAGATAATCATGTGAAATCATGTGAAATCAAGATAACATACGGTAAATAATTTTTTTCTATTACCATTTTAGAAATGAATAATAGTACCCCTTTTTTTTCGCTTCAAGTGGAGAAGGGCTTAGATATTCTATACCGAGATGCGTTGTTTGATATAAACCCTAACCAAACAATTGGAGCCTTTTACAATGATCTACAATTAGAGTATGGCGAAATCATCGGCTTTTATTATGGTCTTGCTGAGAATGAGGTTATTGCTAAAAAACAGGATATGGATGCGAATATGACATTACAGGATTTTTTTAATATGCATGGGAAAAAGGAAGAGGGAGCATTTTTTGTAGAGATTAGCAATAAAAATAGCAATAAAAATAGCAATAAAAATAGCAATAAAAATAGCACCAAAAATAGCACCAAAAATAGTGGCACTAAACGTCGTCATTCTAATATCACTCGTAATAATCGTAATAATAATTCTAATAATTCTAATAACACTCGTAATAATCGTAAAAGAGTTAAAATGAGTCGTAAGTAAAAGTATCCTCTTTAACAAAAGCGATGTTAGAAGAGTAAAAATGGTGGTAAAATACCTGTTTGAAATCTTTGTTAGTCTAACTAAATAAATAAATAGTATTAGTATCCTATTTTATAAAAAATAAGATACTAATTTAGGATGGTGCGTCACACTAGAAAACAACGTGCAGGAAAATTTATAGGACAAGGTGTATACGGATGCGGATTTACACCAAGTCTGCGTTGTAAAGGGGAGTCTACTCGTCGTAATGGACTTTCTAAAATGATGATTGATAAACACGCTGTTGATGAAGAATTTGAAATATCTGCTCGTATTGCTAGAATTGATCCCGAAAGAAAATACTTCTTAACTGCAACTGGCACATGTGAACATGATCAAACAAATATTAATCGTTCTGTAAAAAATTCAAATTCTGGAAAAAAAGAATCTTGTAGCAAGTTTCCTCTACGTAATAAGTCCTATTTAATCTTTTATGAAATGGGTGGACAAAATCTTGAGACTTTGAAAGTTCCTGTAAATAAGTATCCCGCCTTTTTTCGAGGTTTAGAAAACCTATTCAAAGGTCTTGTAGTATTGCATAAAGGAAACATTGTTCATGCAGATATTAAACCGGATAATATTGTTGGAAAACTAGATCCTGATGGAACATTTAATATTCGTTATATTGATTTTGGTGTTTCTGTACCGAATACAAATAGATTAAATAACCAAAGTGATATTGTACATCGCACATCAGAACATACATTTCGCAACTATCCTCCTCACTATCCTATTGACTCTATAAAATATACAAAAGGAATGAAACTAACACGTGAATATTTAATCAATTGGTATTCTAGTCGTAATAAGAAATATCCTTATGATAGTCGTGGTATAATCTATCATGATCTATATCCGCAAAAAACATACTGGAACTATGTATGGAGAATTCCTGCAAATCTAGATGATATTATTGGAATAGTAAATCAACATAATGAATTTTATACTAGAAATACAAAACAAGCAATGGAATCATTAGATATATATGGTCTTGGATTTGCTCTTTCTATGGTATATAGTAGACTTACAGGTCATTATTCACGATTAGATAGTCATAATGAAAATAGAATTGCAATAAAATTTAAAAATAATGAAACATATATTGAAGATCTACCAGAATCAGATGTTAAATCATGGCATAAAAAACTAGCAGATGAATTTAGTATTCCATTTTATAATCTAATATCTCAAATGATGATTTTACTTAGTTCTGGTCGTCCGAATGCAGAAAGAGCCTTACGTAAATATCAAGAAATTCTAGTAAATGTAGATAGTTGTTTTCAAGGATCTGATGAAGTTATGTATTCAATTATGAAGATTTTTGGAGCAGATGTAGAAAAATCATCAGTTGTGAAGACTGCCATTCCTGCATATCCTGCCGTTCCTGCATATCCTGCTGTTCCTGCATATCCTGCCGTTCCTGCCGTTCCTGCATATCCTGCCGTTCCTGCCGTTCCTGCATATCCTGCTAAAAACCCATTAATTCCTCCACAAAAACCATTAGCTACACCCTTACCATATATTTACAAAAAACCAGCAAGATTTGAAGTAAATAGAGTAATTCAGTATCCAAAAAATAATAAAACTGCAACCCAAAAATATTTAAATACAAGAAATAATAAAAGTGCAACCCAAAAATATTTGAATACAAGAAATAATAAAAGTGCAACCCAAAAATATTTGAATGCAAAAACAAAGAAAAATGCTGTTCAAAAATATCTAAATCCCTTAGGATTATAAATAGTTATTTAACGTATAATCTACTAATAAAATATATTTTACATAAATATATTTTATTAAAATTTAAATTTAAATATATACTTCAAATCTTTTTTTGAATATGTGGAGTATAAACAATTTCAGAAGTTTGTTGAATATTATCTAATACAACTAGTTCATCAGGTTTTGAATACTTTGTACAATCCTTATTCCAAATCTTTACAACATTAAAACTCTGATTATTTTTCGGATCATAAATACGTTTAGGACTTATACTTACTCCTTGAATTATATTTTGAGAATCATTTACGGCACGACCAAGCATAGAACTAATCGTATAAAGTAAAAAGTAGTGAACGGCTTTCGGACGACTTACACGAATGCTATAACATCCCCCACGAATATTTGCGTGATTTTCATATAAAGGCGGAACACCTTCACGCATCCAAAATAGCATTCCTTGTTGAATGCTTACATCTTGCAATTCATTTGTAATCGCAAAGACATCTCCCCATGTTTTACAAGTTCCTAATAAATAATAAGAATCAGGTGTCCACCGTGTATCTGCAGGATTATGGTAGTATAAGCACCATGACCCTGTAGGAATGGAATCGGTTAATTGTATAGACATCACACGGGGCTCTACCTAGATTGTATAAGGATGTTTAGGCATTTTACATAACAATTTCATCCGCATCATCAGTTATAACACGAATCTTATAATTATCAAGAGAGTAGTCAAGAGATTTTTCTTGTGAAAATGCCCAACATGTAATAATAATATGGACAGGTAAGACTATTTCTACAGGGGAAACTACTCTTACAGATTCAATCCATTCTGATAAATCTTCAGTATAAATGTTATGTTGTATTGACATACTGATATAAGGTAGGTGTCTAGAAGTTTGATAGTATGATTTATATGTAAACGTTTTTTTCTTAGTATCATAGATCCAAGTTTGTTTTTCAGAATTTGAAAAAATATTATACGAAGAAACTTGAGGAATTATTGAACCTTCAAAAAAAACTAATTGTAGATGATCTTCTTTAAAACTATTTTTAATTGCTGTAAGAGTTTTTATAGTTTGTAGTCCAATACTTTCAAGTGTAGTTAGTATATTTACATATATCTTTAAAAAAATATATATGATCATATCTACTAGATTAGTATTTAACCCGTGTTTAGACCCCAACAATCTTCTTACCATCCCAAATACCAATCATTTCTCCATCCATGTAGATATTATTTTCACTATCTTTTTGGTAGGTAATACCCTTATATTCAAACTCTTCCACTTCAACTTCTTCTTCAACTTCCTCTTCTTCTTGTTCTTCTTGGTCTTCTTGGTCTTCTTGGTCTTCTTGGTCTTCTTGATCCTTATAATCATCATCAATAAGTGAATTATTAAGATTTACAGAACAAGGTATAAATTCTGGAATTGCAGAACTTAGTGCAGGAGTATTGTTTTTGATAACAATATTTTTTGAATTTTCAGAAGATTGAATATTTAGCAAATCACGAGATTCCATTGACTTTAGGGTGTCAATAATTGTATCTAGCTTCTCAGATGAAGGATTTGTTTGCATACAATCCCTAAGTTCAAATTCTAGCACTGCTACTGCATTCAATATATTATTACGAAACTTACTAAGAATAGTATGTAGGTGGTCGGCCATAGTAGACTATACATTAGTAGTAATAAGTTGACATCACCAATTTTTTCATACAGTACTTCCTATATTAATTTGTAAACAAGCATCAAGAGTACTTTCTTTATCTTTTAAAGGCTTTGTACGACGAAGCTTGAGTATCTTTGGTTCATCAGAAGTTGTCAATGCTTTCTGAGGTGCAGTAGAAAATGTTGTACATAAGGGTGTTTCGTAAAAATCAATAGGCTTTGTATCGATCGAAGCTAAGATACTTACCATAGGCGGTATATGAAGGTCTACACGTACTCGCTGACCTTCACAAATAGAACGAAATTCGTCAGAAGAAATTGTCCCTCCAAATCGCTCCATTGACTCTCTTGCAGGTGCAGGATAGATACGACCATGACTAAATGTGCTATATAGACGATTGAGTAATGAAATACGTTCCCATCGTGTATGGGTATCTAACTGCTCACGAATTAAGTATGCCATAGAACATTGCGGTGTACAAAAGTTTCCGTATACATGCCACACATCACCAATAATATGAGAAGGAATAATACAAGGTCTACCACTAAATTGTTCACAACACCAAAAACAGGCAATAGAAGTTTCACTAGGAAGTTCTTTTGTGTTTGATGACTCGGCATAACATACAAGTAAGGGACCCTTTCCATATTCCTTACGCTTTCCTACAACAGGTATTGGAGTCACAACTTCCTTAGCCTCATGTTCCTTTACTTCTTCAACAACTGTCTTCGGCACATTTTCATATGTAGCCTCAGAAGAAAAAGGATCAATCTCAGCAGCATTAAAAGCTTCAGGTTGACAAGGAGGTCTAGGATCATAAGTTAGATGTTGTTCATGAAATTCAACATCACTACTATGGATAGGAAGATGAGCAATTAGTGGGCGACGTATATCAGGCTGAAAATTACCTTGAATACCGTCAGGTGTAATTACTGCAACAACTTGGTGTTTACTCGTTTTCTTTTCACGTTTTGCACGTTGTTTAGGTTGAACCGGTATTGCATTAGGGTCAACAACCTTCTTACGTGGAGGCATATTCTAGTAGAAAGGCTCACTACTTCCTTTAGACAGTTTATAATAATCTTGTCTAAAGGTTTAATAAGATATACTATAGATTATATATAGATTATGGACCTAGTTCCAAATCCACGGGTTCGTCGTATACTTTCTTGTATACGTAAGGATAAAAAACGCCTTTGTCACTTATTATTCTATGGTCCTCCAGGAAGTGGAAAGACATCAACAGCAAAAATATTTATCGAATCATGGTATGAAAACAATATATGTCCACCTGGAGCTACATTATTTCTGAATGCATCCGATGATCGTGGCCTTGAATCTATACGTGATCGTGTGTTTCCTTTCTTAAATAGTCAAAACCTCTTACCTGAACATTCTGATCTACCAAGATTTCTTGTATTTGATGAAGCGGAGACACTCACTTCTTCTGCACAACTAGCCCTACGTCATATTCTTGAACAACATCCATCCAAGTATTGTTGTATATTATTCCTAGTAAATACGATTAGTAGTGTAGAAAAATCTCTGCACCATCGTTTCTTACGTATACGATTTGATCCTCTTCCTTCAGAATGTCTTGGAGAACGTATAAAGTTATATGCACCTGATAAAAAGGCTCCTACTCCTCTTGATACTCTCAGGCTTCGTGGTGACTTGCGTATATTTATTCATGTACCGAATGCTTCTCAAGAACTAGCAAGAACATTCTGGAAGTGGCTTCATGAACCAGAATCAGCAAAGGAAGAATATTCACGCCGTACTCTTGAAGATATTTACTGGATTGGAATGATTTATAATATTCTTGACCTACCCTTAGTACAGCGTATTACTTCTCTCAGTCAACCTGGTGTACTACGTAGTATGCCTTATGAACTGTATCAAAGTCATATAGGAATGGTAAAAAATGAATTACTTAAAAAATTTGATTCAAGATTTTGTTTAAATACGTAATAAACATGGCCACTATAGCCACCACAAGTACCGACTGGGTAAGGCCTACACCTTTACGCATTAGTACTAAGGTTATTACTGCACATACTGGTACAGTAATAAATGCCAAGTTATTATTTGACAATATTTCCCAAATCCTAGTTCCGCTATGGTGGCCTGGTGAAGGAATTCTAAAGATGGAACATGAGAAGAACATTATTGGACATTCGAGTCGTGACATGTTTAGTAAGCGTGGAGTCAGTGACAAGACCTTCTTTAATCAAAGTACAATTGTTCTTCGTAAGGCAACCAATCCTGAAAAGACGCACTTCAAGGAAGTTAATATTAAGCTCTTTGGAAATGGTGGGATTCAAATGACTGGTATTCCTGCAGAAGAGTTTGCTCGTGAAACTCTTATGTGGCTTATTAATGAACTTCAAAAAGTTAAACCCTTTGTATTTGCTGCAAAACCGAATCTAGAAAAGTTCAAGGTACAACTAATTAATAGTGACTACCAAGTTGCCTATCCTATTAATCGCAATGCTCTTCATACGATTCTAAGTCATAAGTATAAGCTTTTCAGTACATTTGAAAGTACCATTTATCAAGGTGTAAATACAAAGTACTATTATAATGAAAAGCATCCGAATCGTGAAACACCAGGAATCTGTCTATGTGAATGTCGTTGTAAAGGACAAGGTTCTGGAAGTGGTCCCGGTGAATGTAAAAGGATTACAATCAGTGTCTTTCAAACAGGTAAGATTATTGTAACAGGTGGAAGATATCTATACCAGCTGGAAGAAGCCTACAATTTCTTAAACAAGGTACTACAAACCCATGCAAAGGAAATTCTTCGTATTCCTGATGAAACTACTAATTAAAAAATTGGTGCGTATGAAAATAATTACAAATCTTACGACACGTTCGTAGAACAGAACAGATTCAGATGGCCACAAATCAACCGGCTATTCAACCTCAAGCTCAAGCTCAAGCTCAACCTCAACCTCAAGCTCAAACTCAAGTCCAAGCTCAACCTCTTCAAGAAGCTCCTCTACCTTCTGCTCAAGTACTCCTACAATCTGCAAAACTAGCTCAACAACTCGATCGTCCTATCCAACTTGACTATTATGCTGATACCTTTTCTGGTAAGGCTGTTATTGGCGAAGATCCTGAAACAAAGGACAAACTACTTGTAAAGAGTAATGATGAATATACAAGTCTAATCCAGAAAATTTACAAGGTAAGTGAAGACTATCTTATTCTAACTGAGAATTCCATTTACATTGTAAGTGGAAAGGTACAAAAGCGTAAGATTCAATCTTCTTCTCTAGTTGTAACTAACTAGACTATATAAAACTAATACTAAAAAAATATTCTAGTATACTAGCATATTTTTTTAAAATTGAAATACATAAATACATAAATACATAAATACATAAATACATAAATACATAAAAACAATCAAATCAATAGAAATGGAGCCTCAAACAATCAATGATCGTAAAAAGTGTGTAACTTGCTCAAAGAAATTACCTCTTACTTCACTAGCATGTCGTTGTAATAATTTCTATTGCTCTCTGCATCGTTCAGATATTGTACACAACTGTACCTATAACTATAAAGCTGAGTTTCAAAAACATCTTAGTACAAGCCTTGAAAAAATTACATCAAAGAAGATTGAAGTTATCTAGATTGTAGAGTCTTTATATCATTTAAATATAAAGCTACAATGGAAGGTGCCCAACGACCCATTAATCGTGTTTTTCGTGGATCAAACCAAGTCAGTGCATCTTTTTCACGCACATCACTCTTCATGCGTGCAAACGCTTTAGGATGACTGACTAACCAGTCAAATGTTTGTTGAGCTTTTTCTATTTCTTGGGGTGTTACAAATGCCTTAAAACTATGGTATTGAAAATAGTGATTAGGAGGATATTCCTTTTCACGACTTTGTACTACAAGACCAGTATATATAAGATTATGTATATTTTCAATTTTCGCCTCCTCTAGTGTTTCACGACGTACATTTTCAGCCATGAGTTCAATTAATGGGGCATTTTTAGGGGTAGCATCCTTTCCTTCCATTTGTCCTTTGGGTGGTTCCCATGCTTTTGATGAAGGATCAGCATCCTTACGTTTTACAACTAAAAATCGAGAAGGATCATTAGAACCTACTTCATGTAAAAAACATGCCATACGTAGATATACACGCCAACCTTCAATAGGATGTTCAACATAAAAGTAGCGTTTATGCGGTTGATAACTAAGTTTTGCAGAACCTCTGATCAAACCGGGTTCAAAGATATTTAATAGTCCTTCAGGAGGAAGTGAAGACATACCCTATTCATAGATAGTTATTTATTATTTCATAAGTTATATTTTACTTTAATATCATTATATTTACCAGTTTGTATCTTAGATTGTATATAGTATATAGAATTATTATTCACTCTTTCCTAATGTCAATCTTTACAGCTTTATATCCTTAAAATTATTTAAATAGGAATTATAGCTATCTTATCTATAATGCAAATTCCTTAGTAAATCATCTCTTAGATTACGGAGAATTAATCATAATAAAATTATTTTTATTCATTATATCTATTAACTCTGAATAAATTACATCTAATTTTTTTACAGATGACATACGTTTACTGGTATTAACTAAGTTTAACTTTCCTATCCCAAGCAATTCACTTAGTTCATCTTGTTTATCAAATATCTCTTCATATTTAATACAATATATTTTATAATTTCTGTTACTATTTGGTTTTGTGTAATTATCATAAAATTCTCTTATTCTATACAAATCTTTACCTGTATTAAATACATTCTGTAATTTAATATTTTGATCAACTTGAACATGTTTTAAATGTTGAGGAATAATAAATTTACTAGGAATAGAAAAACTGGGATTTCTATAAATGAATATCACATAATAATTATTTAATTTATTATCAGGAATAGTTATACCATTAAACCATTCATGGTATGTTTTCCCACCTCCTTCCCTTCCAATATATTCTAATTTATCTGGAGGATTTCGACTATGTATATGTTTTACTTTTCCAAATTTACCTAATTCCTTACATAACATTTTGGAGCCAGAACCACCATACGAACATACATAAAATATTTTATCTTCCATTATAATATAAGTAAGTATTTTTATTTCGGGAATAAATATGTATTATAAAAATTGAATCCAATTGCGATTGTTATTCTATGTATAACAATCGCAACGATGTCTCAGCGACGAATTCAGAAAGAACTTATGGATTTTCTGAAAGATGCACCTGATAATTGCAGTGCAGGTCCTCGTGGAGAAAACATGTATATCTGGGATGCAGTGATTATGGGTCCTAGTGATAGTCCTTATAGTGGTGGAATGTTCAAGCTCGAAATCCACTTTCCTACAGACTATCCATTCAAGCCTCCAAAGGTTGTCTTTATTACAAAGATCTATCATCCAAATATTAGTTCAAGTGGAGCAATTTGTCTAGATATCTTGAAAGATCAGTGGTCTCCTGCTCTGACTGTAAGTAAGACACTTCTAAGTATTTGTAGTCTTCTGAACGATCCGAATCCGAAAGATCCTCTTGTAACAGAAATTGCAAATATGTATATGCAAGACAAATCTACATATGAATACAATGCTCGTGAGTGGACACGGAAGTATGCTTCAATCTAGCGTTCAAACTGTAGTAGGTAGGCATATTCAAAACCGAGTGCATTTAAATCTTGATAGCCGACATATTTAAATCCAGCAGTCTTACCCATTCTTACAATGGCTTCAATTGTTGGCATATGAAAGATATGTTTTTGTCTGCGTACATGATTATTTTTAAAACGGAAGGTTTCATAAAATTCAGCTTTCGGGTCAGAAAGTTGAAATTCAGCTTCATATTCAAACTTGTCAAAGGCCACCTTACTTTTGAGTAAGCGTTCCTTACTATATTTTTGCAGACTAAATGCAACAAAGGGACTTGCAGATTCAAGAATTGGGTCAAACTTGTATTTGTTCACAACTTCAATGACAAGTTTTCCACCAGGTTTCATCCATAGATTTGCAAAACGAAAAAATTCTTCTTGATTTTCTATATAATAAAAAGAAAAGTATAAGAGTATAATATGATTAAATTCACCAGCAGAACATGCAGAAGGATTTTTGAATGTATCAGTACGCCAACGTATATTAGACAGTTGTTGAGGTTTTAACTTGGCAGCAGGAACAACGGTTTTTTCAGCATAACGTATCATTGCAGGACTAGAGTCAAGACCAATAATACGACCAACATCCATCTTAGCAAATGTTGTTACAGCATGACCTGTTCCACATCCAGCATCTAAGATAGACCATGTTGAAGGATTCGAATTTGTCTTATCTTTAGTCCAAAGATTCATTAAAAGAGCAGTTTTTGCTTGTGTTCTTTGTATTTGATTTGTCAATTGATCATAAATACCAGCATAAAAATCATCGTAGATTAGTACTGGATCTGTAATCCATGTATATAAGGTTGTATCTGATCCATCCTTTATAGTTCCTTCAAATCCTTCAGAATATTCAGGTGATGTTTGTGTAGCGGCATACTTATCAATAATTACAAGAGTTAGGTAGTTAATACATAATAATACAATTATTGCAAATATAATTTTCTGAGTTGGACCCCAGATCATCTACTATGCTTACGAGTTTTCCTACGACGACATGTTTTCGCACGTTTATTTGTAGAACATCCACTACGATGATTGGCAACTTCTTTACATAGACCATGAAAGCTTTTATTACTAAGATGTTGTAGATCACTATCAAGTCCACAATGTATTTTCCAAAGCCATGATAGACCAGATCTGCGATTTAAAATAGCTTTTTCAATAGGTCCTGCATGTTTTTTCCATGAGGTCTGCCATTCTTGAAATGGTAGAGCTTTTTCTAACTCGGTCCAAAATCGTCGAAGTTGTTCTACACGTTCATTAGGTGTAAGCATATTATAACGATTTCTTTCTTCAATAGAATCCAAAGTATCTGTTGGTGCATCGGGCATAGGTTTTGAAGGGGAGCAATAAGGATGATTATCAGTAATACTGAATAGTAGTTCCCATCCAGGAAAATAAGTTCTTGTACATCCTTGTTCTAAAAGCGTGTTGTAGTGGTCCAATACATTTTTTAAACTAGGTTCGGGTTTTATAGTCTGCCCTTGTGAACGTAATTTATCATTAACCTTATTATGGATTTTATATAACCATTTATCTTGATGTACATTAGGAATAGGAAGATCATAGTAATATTCTGTTAAACTGGCACGACAAAACTTGCAGGGTAAAATAAAAGGTAGTGTTTCCCAAAAAGATTTTGACGCACCTTTAGCAGCAATTAAATGTAAAAGCCGCCAACCTGATGGACCCCAGTACCGAGTATCCATACTCACCTACTAAGTTTAGAATAAATCAATCTGGGCTGTAAGATCACTTGCCGTATTAGCACTACCACCAGCAGCAGTCGTATATGTTAATTCTAAGTGTATTCTATCTCCTGTATTTACTGTTCTAGAAGCATCATAAAATGATTTTTCTGTATCACTTGGACCAAATGTTATTGTAAATGGAGTACTTAATGGTGTTGAACTACCTACAGGTGTGATATAGATAGTTAGTGTTACTGTTTTGTTTGTACCAGCAGGAGCAATATTAAGACTAGCAGCTAAACCAGATATAAGAGATGGTTGTTGTACACGGAAATATGCTGGAGGGCTTGTAGTATCTGGAAAATCGTTTGAAATTTTTTGTGTACCAGGCCATAACCATCCACCAGAATTTCCATCTTTAATATTTCCTTTGAGGCCATAGTATATAATTGTAGGATATACATATGTTGAAAATGGTCTACCTCCTGCGGTCTTTGTTACTAAGTCAGTTCCTGGTCCAATTTGAATACCTGCAGAAGCAAGATAGGTAGGATTTGTAACACTTGTTGGATTTGTTTGAAGAATATCGGATGATGTATAGTACTGATTTATAGTAGATATAACTGTTCCAATTGATGTAGCACGAAGTTCAATAGATCCAGTATTAGCTGCATCGGCAGTTTCTACACCTACATAGGAACCTGTAGAGGCTGTATTTGCAGGTTGAGCAACATAGATGTTTGTATCACGTGTACTCAATTGATTTGTACCTGAAACTAAGATTCCGCGTTTATTTCCAGCCCCATTAGAATATATATTAATTACACTACTTTTTATAGCATTGAAAGTAAATGTATCTGGAACTAGACTTCCAGTCCCACTTGCTTCTATACCTGTTACTGTATTTATAAGTGTATATGCCATTGAAGAGTTTGTAATATTAATTGTACATCTTTCTATACTGGATGTTCTTGCAGTAGTTCCTCCAAATACTATACCTTTGAGAACTACACCAGCAGTAGATCCTGTGCATGTAAGATTGATAGTAAGATCTCTGAGAAGGAGATGGTCACCCATTGTAAACATGGTCGTTGATGATGTAACATTCATTTGTAGAATGACATTTTTAGAAACAAGACCACGAATTGTAATTGGATTTGTTGAAGTACCACTTGGTAAAGTAATTCCTGATGACAGTGTATAGGTTCCTGGCATTATATCTATAATTTGTCCAGGTGCTATTGCAGCTATTGCAGCTGCGACTGTCTTGTATGAAAATCCACCAACAGAGGCAATAGAATCATTTCCGTTTATTGCGTCAACAGTGGCTACATTTCCTTTTGTTTGAGCACTATTAATTGTATATACGGCACTTACAACTTCATTTGTTGTGCTATTATAGGATAATATTGATAAACCGGTATTTGTAGAAAGGTTTCGTATAGGTGCAATGTAGAGTGATCCTGTACTTATAGAATTTAGTATTGATCCAGTGGCATTTAATATAATGGTACTTGAATGTTGATTTAAATATCCAGCTTGATAACCAATAGCTACTGCAGAACTACCTTGATTAGTATATCCAGCATTTCTTCCAAGAGCAATTGCATTAGAACCTTGATTATAATTTCCAGCACTAAATCCAAGAGCTACTGCATATCTACCTTGATAATCTCTTCCAGCATAATTTCCAACAGCTAGAGAACAATCACCTTGATTATTAGATCCAGCATTTCTTCCAAGTGCAATTGTATAGTTACCTTGATAATAATTTCCAGCAAAATGTCCAAGAGCTAGAGCATAACTACCTTGATTATTAGAACCAGCATAATTTCCAATAGCAATTGCATAGTTAGTCTGATTAGTTTTACCAGCTTGATATCCAATAGCTACTGCAAGAGTACCTTGATTAGTTTTTCCAGCATAATCTCCAATAGCTACTGCAGAACTACCTTGATTATTAGATCCAGCATAATCTCCAATAGCTACTGCATTTCTACCTTGATTAGAGTAACCAGCATTTCTTCCAAGAGCTATTGCATTAGAACCTTGATTACTATATCCAGCATTAGTTCCAAGAGCTATTGCATTAGAACCTTGATTACTATATCCAGCATTAGTTCCAAGAGCAATTGCATAATTACCTTGATTAGTATTTCCAGCACTAAATCCAAGTGCTACTGCAAAAATACCTTGATTAGTATTTCCAGCACTATTTCCAAGAGCTAGAGCATAAATACCTTGATTAGTTTTTCCAGCATAATTTCCAATAGCTAGAGCATAAATACCTTGATTAGTTTTTCCAGCATAATTTCCAATAGCTACTGCAGAATTACCTTGATTATTAGATCCAGCACTAGATCCAAGTGCTACTGCAAAAGTACCTTGATTAGTTCGTCCAGCATTTCTTCCAATAGCTAGAGCAAATTCACCTTGATTATTAGATCCAGCATTATATCCAATAGCTACTGCATAATTAGTTTGATTAGAATATCCTGCATAATTTCCAATTGCTATAGAATTACCAGAATTACCATAATTACCATAATAATTACCAGTATAATAATTACCCTGAAAAAATTTTCCAGCAGCATTTCCAATTGCAACACTACCAAAACCTTGATTACTATATCCAGCATAATTTCCAATTGCTATAGAATTTGTAGATTGGTTACTTGCACCAGCATAGATTCCAATTGCTATTGTACTTGCTTGTTGATCAGTATAGCCAGCTCCAAATCCAAGTGCAATTGAGTAGTCACCTTGTCTCTTATTTCCAGCATAACTTCCAATAGCGATTGCAGAAATACCTTGATTAGAGTAACCAGCATTTCTTCCAAGAGCTATTGCAGTACTACCTTGATTATTAGATCCAGCATAATTTCCAATAGCTATTGCATAGTTGCTCTGATTAGTATTTCCAGCATTACAACCAATTGCTATTGCAGAAATACCTTGATTATTAGAACCAGCATATTTTCCAAGAGCAATTGCAGAATTACTCTGATTAATTTGCCCAGCACAATTTCCAATAGCTACTGCAAAACTACCTTGATTATTAGAACCAGCATAATTTCCAATAGCTACTGCATAATTACCTTGGTTATTAAAACCAGCATAATTTCCAATAGCAATTGCATTAATACCTTGATTATTAGAACCAGCATTAGCTCCAAGAGCAATTGCAGAACCACCTTGATTAGTAGATCCAGCATAATTTCCAATAGCTACTGCATAGATACTCTGATTAGTATTACCAGCATAAAATCCAAGAGCAATTGCATAAGTACCTTGATTATTAGATCCAGCATAATTTCCAAGAGCTACTGCATAGTTACTCTGATTAATTTGCCCAGCACCTTTTCCAAGAGCAATTGCATTAGAACCTTGATTATTAGATCCAGCATAATTTCCAATAGCTATTGCATAGTTGCTCTGATTAGTATTTCCAGCATAATTTCCAATAGCAATTGCATAATTACCTTGATAATTTCCTCCAGCACTAGATCCAAGAGCAATTGCATTAGAACCTTGATTAGTATATCCAGCATTTCTTCCAAGAGCAATTGCATTAGAACCTTGATAAGCTTGCCCAGCAGCATTTCCAAGAGCTAGAGCATTAGAACCTTGATTATTAAAACCAGCT